ATGCCATTCATTGCCATTATCGCCATTGTTGTCATCGTCATCATTCTGAACAAAACCGGGGTGTCCGACAGCCTCACGGCCCTGACCCTTGCGACGGTTGCTGCACTCTTGACGGGCGGAGGTGCAGCAGGAGCCGCCAGTGTCGCGCTGACACCGTTCGTCGGCGTGCCGGTGGGTATTTTCGTGGGCATTTATGTCTTTGCCAAAGTGGTTCGACTGATTTCAGGAAAAAAATAATGAAACGTAAAACACTGCCTCTGCTGGCACTGGTTGCCACCACTCTGTTTCTGAGCGCCTGCGATGACAGAAGTGATGAACTGAAGGCCATCAGCAAATTCAAGGACCTCACTCCGCCGCGCTTCAGCGATGTGGTCAGCCGCCAGGATGATGTCAGCGAAGAATGGTCACAGGTTGGCTTCTCATCTGGTCTCACCCTGCAGGTCTTACGTACCCGTGAGTCGCCCGATGGCTGCGAGGGCGGTAGTTACTACTACCTCGCGGATATGCAGGAAAAAACCGTCCAGCCGCTGATGAATGCGCTTTGTATTGCCGATAACATCAAACTGGAATACCAGGAGGTGACGGACCCGTATACCAAAGAAAGATACTTTGAGTACGCCCATGACGGCAAACTGATGGGGCGACTGCTGATACCCTCAAACCCTGAGAACCACGAATAAAAACAACGATAAAGGAGACAGAAATGACAATAGATTCACTAAGCCGGTTTGTACTGGCATGTTCACTGTTTACCAGCTTTACAGCCTCTGCGGTTCCCGGATTCTGGCAGCAGGGCTATGGCCAGGGCAATACGGAATACAGCGTGACCGATACCAGTGGGAAGATGTTTACCATCAACTGTACTGGAAATCCTGACCAGAATGGTTTCTACCAGCATTCAGTTTTTCTGACCCTGACGGATAACAGAATGGTCAGTTCGCACGATGATGGCACCACAGTCACCGTGGTGATGGACCATAAGCAATATGCCATTCCCTCAACCCTTGGCTGGCGTAACGGCGATAACGCCTGGTATGACTTCATTATGGATATCCGTAAGACCGGGCAGTTTGACGTTTACGTCAATGACCGTAAAGCGGGGACTTTCACTGTGGACCTGAAGAACGCAGAGAAAGTTCTGCCCACTCCCGGAGACTGCGGTAACGACTGAAAGCCGTTCCTCCTTACGCAAACCAACCCCGACAGCCATCAGGCTGCCGGGGTTTTCTTTTATCAGGAGCCCGAAAATGTCCCAATCCGTGTTACTGCCACCGGGGCCTTTCACCCGGAGACAAGCGCAAGCGGTCACTACCACGTACAGCAATATCACCCTCGAAGACGACCAAGGCAGTCACTTCCGCCTTGTGGTTCGTGACACTGAAGGCCGGATGGTCTGGCGGGCATGGAACTTTGAACCCGATGCCGCTGAAAGTCTTAACCGCTACATCCGCACCTCTGGCATCCGTACAGGCACCTCCACCCGCTGACCGCGAAGCATTTACCCGCACATTTCACCTCCCCGAACACGCTTTATTCCCCCATTTGCCAGCCATCGCCGCTGGCGTTTTTTATTAACGGAGACATGCCCATGACAACACAGACGCAGTACGACCTCGCACCCGCTAACCAATCAGAATTTGAACTGACCGTCACGCAGGTACCCGACGAACAGCGTATCGATTTCTGGCCGCAACACTTTGGCACTATCCCGCAGTGGACAACCCTGGAACCGCGTATTTTTGCCTGGATGGACCGCTTCTGTTCGACCTACAGCGGTGGTATCTGGTCCTTTTACACCCTCAGCAATGGCGGGGCGTTTATGGCTCCCGAGTCTGACAATGATGAGACATGGCGTCTGTTTAATTGCCTGAACGGCAACGATGCCCAAATGAGTGCAGAAGCCGCAGGTATTGCTGTCTGCCTGATTGCGTACAGCCATCACGCCTGTCGCACCCAATGCGGTGCCATGACTGAACACTATTACCGCCTGCGGGACTACGCCCTGCAGCATCCAGAGGCCCACGCCATTCTGCGTATTATCGACTGACCGAAGGAGCAACAGATGAAACAGCTTTCCTTTTTACCCGGCGAGATGACGCCACAGGACCGGTGTCTCATTCAGCGGGCGCTCAGGGCTCTGGACCGCCACCTGCATGAGCCCGGCGTAGCCTTCACCTCTACCCACGCCGTACGTGAATGGCTGCGACTGCATATGGCCGCGCTTGAGCGGGAAGAGTTCCGGGTGTTGTATCTGGACAACCAGAATCAGTTGATTGCCCATGAAACGCTCTTCACCGGCACGATTAACCGCACCGAGGTGCATCCCCGGGAGGTGGTCAAACGTGCTCTGCACTTCAACGCGGCGGCGGTGATACTCGCGCACAACCATCCTTCTGGCGAGACAACACCCAGCCAGGCAGACAAAGCCCTCACGCAGCGACTGGTACAGGTGCTTCAGTTGGTGGATATCCGCGTCCCTGACCATCTGATTGTCGGCGGCAGGCAAATCTATTCGTTCGCAGAACACGGTTTGCTGTGAGGTATGATATGAAAATTATCAGTAAACGCCGGGCAATGACGATATACCGCCAGCATCCTGAGTCCCGAATCTTTCGCTACTGCAGTGGAAAATATCAGTGGCACGGTAGCGTCTGCCATTACACCGGCAGGGACGTTCCGGATATCGCAGGTGTCCTCGCGGTATACGCCGAACGCCGCCAGGACCGCAACGGGCCTTATGCCTGCCTGATGAGCATCACTCTGAACTGACAATACAAAGGAGAGTCGTTATGACTCACATCACATGGGGCCTGCAGCGGAATATCACGCCGCGCCTGGGAGCCCGTCTGGTGCAGGAGGGGAACCGGCTGCATTATCTGGCTGACCGGGCCAGCATCACCGGCAAGTTCAGTGACACCGAATGCCGGAAGCTGGATGAAACATTCCCGCACTTTATCCGCCAGATGGAATCGATGCTGACCACCGGTGAAGTCAGCCCCCAACATGCCCACTGCGTCATCATGTACCACAACGGTTTCACCTGTGAAGCCGACACCCTTGGCAGTTGCGGTTACGTGTACATCGCCATTTATCCCACCCAGCGCTAATAACTTTCACGAGAGCAAACATGAAAACTTTACCTGCAACAACTCAGCGGGCGGTGAAGCCCTGCCTGTCACCCGTGGCTGTCTGGCAAATGCTACTGACACGCCTGCTGGAACAGCACTATGGTCTCACCCTCAACGACACACCGTTCAGTGAGGAACGTGTTATACAGGAACATATCGATGCCGGGATCTCGCTGGCTGATGCCGTGAATTTTCTGGTGGAAAAATACGAACTGGTGCGTATCGACAGGAAGGGATTTAACTGGCAGGAACAATCGCCTTATCTTCAGGCTGTCGATATTCTGCGAGCGCGGCAGGCAACTGGCTTGTTGCAGCAAAGCCGTAGCAACGTAGTACGATGAACATTGCGTACAACCTTCCCGATTTACATTTCTGAACTTCCTCCCTTGTTTACCTATTGCGTAATGCGCCTGCTGCTACCCGGCTGGCGCGTTATCTTTTTACGGACAAACCATCATGCAACCAGAAGGTGAAGTATTAACCGATCATAATGAGCTAATTTGTTCAAGCTTTATTGAACACATTGCCAACACATTGAATTTAGGAGTGGTGTAGACATGGACAACTAAACCTGCAGCCACGGAGGTATAGCGAGTGAAGCCCTATCCGGCCTTTTTGGTCAGTAGATAAGATTGATCTTCGTTGATAGAATTTACTTACATCAGCAGTTACATGAAAATAATTTTTGGTGGGAAAAAGATAAGACACTACGTAACTATTTGATTTCTTGGTGCCGATAATAGGAGTCGAACCTACGACCTTCGCATTACGAATTATAAGAACCACCTTGTAACACAATAACTTACCGCGTCATACCTGCGCTCACACGTCCCATGACGCCAAAACATGCAAAGCTGTGCAACCCGGTGCAAAGCCTTGCGTGTCTCACTTCTGTCCCACCTGTAGCTAAGCGCAAGACGAATCGACACCTTCCGAGGTGTTGAGTTGTTTTGCGCTAATTTTTTGCCCCAACCATGCCCCACTGCCGTCGATCGATGCCGCGTCCGATGCTAGACTCTTCCCCTTCAAATCTAACGGAATTAGATATGCTCAAGCTCTTTACAAAGTACGCCTCTGTGGGCGTGCTCAACACGCTAATCCATTGGGTGGTATTTGCCGCGTGCTTCTATGCGCTGGGAACCAGCCAGGCGCTGGCGAACTTCAGCGGATTCGTTGTTGCGGTAAGCTTTAGCTTCTTTGCAAACGCTCGCTTTACGTTCAACAGTTCCACAACCACGTCGCGCTATATGCTTTACGTGGGCTTCATGGGCTCGCTTAGCGCAGCTGTTGGATGGGCCGCTGATAAATGCTCTCTCCCGCCAGTTGTGACACTGGTCGTGTTCTCAGTTATAAGCCTTGTGTGCGGGTTTATCTATTCGAAATACATCGTCTTCAGGGAAGCAAAATGAAGATTTCACTCGTGGTTCCGGTCTTCAATGAAGAAGACACAATCCCTATTTTTTATAAAACCGTCAGAGAATATGAACCACTCAAATCGTTTGAGGTAGAAATAGTATTCATCAATGACGGCAGCAAAGACGCTACAGAGTCGATTATCAATGCGCTGGCTGTGTCAGATCCGTTAGTCGTGCCTTTGTCCTTTACTCGCAACTTCGGGAAAGAACCAGCCCTTTTCGCAGGCCTAGACCACGCAACCGGCGACGCGGTTATTCCAATTGATGTAGATTTGCAGGACCCGATTGAAGTTATCCCTCAGTTAATAGAACGCTGGCAGGCTGGCGCAGATATGGTGCTTGCTAAGCGTACAGATCGTTCTACTGATGGTCGCCTGAAGCGCAAGAGCGCTGAAATGTTCTATAAGCTGCACAACAAAATCAGCAATCCACAGATTGAAGAGAATGTTGGTGATTTCCGGCTCATGAGTCGAGAGGTGGTAGAGAACATCAAGCAACTGCCTGAGCGCAACTTATTCATGAAGGGCGTACTTTCATGGGTTGGTGGCAAAACTGATGTAGTCGAATACATCCGTGCCGAGCGCGTGGCGGGCACGACTAAATTTAATGGTTGGAAGTTGTGGAACCTGGCACTTGAAGGGATAACAAGCTTCTCGACTTTCCCTCTTCGGGTGTGGACATATATTGGACTTTTCGTGTCGGCAATGTCTTTCCTGTATGGCGGCTGGATGATATTAGATACGCTAATTTTTGGTAACCCAGTTAAAGGATACCCCTCCGTCATTGTTTCGGTGCTATTCCTTGGGGGGGTTCAGCTTATCGGCATTGGCATTATGGGTGAATATGTCGGTAGAATTTACATAGAAACTAAAAAAAGACCAAAGTATATTATTAAGGATTGACATGAACAACCGCATAAATGTAACTTCAACAGCTCTTGCTTTGCTGTTCTTTTTACCTTTTATATTGCTGGGGCCTAAATATTTTGACGACCTTAGCAGACTAAATTTAGGTTACTTCTATTGGTCTGTGGATGGTCGGCCATTAGCGGAGCTTATATTTAAAGGTATTTCCTTTGGTGGTCAGCTGACTGACCTTTATCCATATACATACATCTTATCTATAATTTTATTATCTTATTCAACGGTCAAATCTGCGCCAAGCGAACTGGGGGTTAAAGGCGTCATCATATTTTCTTTATCTTTTATAAGCTGGAATTTCATTCCAAACGCGGCTTATAGATTTGACAATGTAACGATGTCTTTGTCTCTGGTGATGTCCATCCTTGCTGCTGTTAAAAGCTTCAAAAGGCATGACGCCATTATTAAAATCATCATGATCATATCCTGTCTTAGCCTTTATCAGCCATCACTTGGCGCGTATTTATCTATAGGCATTTGTTATATATTCGTTAAAGCAGCAAAAGAAAAGCATATCTCTTTGAGTTCTTTTTTAAAAGTGGGATGTATAGCAATTATTTCAATTGCGGCTTATAAGATTTTAATAGTTAACTTTTTTGTGGCTGGAGACTATGCAGGAAGTAACGGAAAAATAGCAGGAAGCACCAATGAAATAATAAATAACATTTATCTATATTATAACTTCTTGAACGCTAGCATTCCACAATTTATGTTTTACATGTATGCGGGCACTCTGCTTGCTTGCTTTGCACTTTGTTTTATTCTTGCGTTTAGTCATGAAATAGATAAAAAAAATAAATTAACAAATATTGCCATATTAGTATGCCCACTAATCGTTACTTTATCGACACCTTCTTTTTTTCTTATATTACATAAAGCACCTGATTACGCCAGAGCGTATACATCTTTTGGGGCTTCGTATGTCAGCCTTATTGTTATATCTATATCATGCGGATTTATAATTAAAAATAAGTTAGGGGTATTTTTATCTAGAGTATTTACTGTTTTTGCAGTCATATCTATATGCTATACTCTATCAGCAGTATCTGCGTTCTGTGGCGTTTATTCTGATATGGAAAAAAAATACGAGAATGTAGCCTACACAGCCTCTATGTACGTGAATGAAAGCACCAAGTGCCTCGCAGTAAATGGAGTGATGCCAGAAAACAAAAACGAAGGACTTATATCGTCAAAATTCCCTTTCATGAAGGGAATTAGACCTGTATATGCTGAAAATTATTTGTCATGGATGGTTTTTTACATGAACAACTACGGATTTGACTTACGTTCATGCGACAACGAAAAATGGAATGATAGCGTTAAAAACTTAGCTAGCTACGAGTTAAAATTTCAATCTCCACTCTTTGATGTAAGATCAAAAGACGAAGTTATACTCATAGATTTTAAAAATTAAAAATTCTGGGTGGAATTCCACCCAGAAAATATCTACTAAATTACCCCAGCCTAATAAATTCTCCTCCGCTAGCTGCCACCCAGTCTTCACCGCCAGCGTTTATAACAACCACCTTAGCGTTAGCGCCGCTAACAACGGGCGCTGTGTTATTGGTTTTGGTGGTGTCGCGCGACAAATCTCCACCGATAAACGTGACTTTAAGCGAACCAACGGCGCCACTATCTACTGAATATATAGGCGTAGACGCCACCGGATTCTGCTGGTCAATCGGCAGATAACCATTGACGGTAAGGGAGCGGACAAAGCTGGGATTTGGAGCGGTTGATACCCGTATTTGGCCACCTTTAACAAATTCAGTGGCACAGGTATTCATGATGATGCAGTACGGGTCAACAAAGTTAAAGGCATAACAAACAGTTTCGCCAGACAGAGGTGTAATGGTTTCAGCCGTGCAGTTTGTCATTGTCGTATATTCTAATCGCCGAATATCAAAACCAAACTGGTATCCATTCGTCTGACACAAGCGCATATCAACACTTGTACCGGACATGTGCAGTACGCCGTCCCGGTAATCTACGCCGGAGAAACCCGAGTATCCGTGTCCAGCCCATTGGGTAGCTGAAACCATCTCCATCACAGATGAGAAAATGTTGTACCACACAACACCCTGATAGCCGCCCTCTATCGCTACTTGGCGTATTACCGCAGCACCGGCCTTGTTGATAAATAGTCCAACAGCAGGACGGGTAGTATCAACATTAGCTTCAGTTAAGCCGTACCTACGGAACATACATGCTTCAAGTCTTGCATGAACACAGAATGAATCCATACTTGAATCTGCCCGGTCGTACTTGTTAGGCACAAGTCCCACAAGTGCATCCATTGTTACAACCGTAGTGGAACCGTTCTTATAGGGGAAAGAATTGTTAGTGGTTTTCCAGAATACAGTTCCCTCAGCTTTAACCCCATTACCACGGATGCCCATGTTGCTGTAGATTGGCACCATCTCAGACGTATGAATATTACCTGCTGGAGCATCAAGAATGATGCGGTTTGCGCGCGCGTAGTTTGTCGCGAGCGTAATAGCAGCGGCGTTATCGGTAACGCCATCAGCCTTCACGCCCCAAAATTGCATATCGTACGCGGTGAAGTTAATACGGCGCCACACCAGCGTTCCTGTGGCTGGCTTGATAACTATACCGCCATCATCCGGCCATGCCTGTACATTATCAACAGACTGAAAGAAGCCGCCACCCAGGTGGGTTTCAGCATGAGAAGCGCTCGCCGATGACGCAACATAAACGATGATATCCTTGGCTGCTGGAGTTACATTGCGAAGCTCTGTCAAATTCAGGAAGCGACCGACTGAATTGAATCCATCTTTCTTGGTAACCTTCGTAAGTTGGTCTAAAACATCCTTTACCGTCCCGTCTTCATATCCAATCAGTGCCGCCTGCTGTCCGGTCGCCAGGTCTCCTCTCAACGTGGCATCACCCACACTTAGCCACTTACCGGCGCCAATGCCACCCGTGGTTTCTGGAGTTGAATTGGCGGGAACCGTCTTTGGAAACGCACCATCCCAGCGGTAATACTCGCCAGTAGCCTCAAGGCGTAGAACCTGATTTGGCAGAGTCAGCGTATTCCCGTCTTCGAAGCTGTCCAGAGTGATATAGCCGTACTGCGCAATAGCTTGCTGAGCAAGCCAGCGAAGACCTTCAATTGTGTAATGCTTCACACCGAATCTATCGGTATAAGTCCAGCCCATCGACGTGACGAATTCGTCAATTTTCCCCGCATTGAATTTGAGGTCTCGCGGAGATTCACTTGGTACTGCATCTTGCGTCGGTTGCGTAGCCATATTTTTTCCATAAAAAAACCCGGCACTGTGGCCGGGTTGTTGAGGTGGTCGGGATTGTTTTATTGGTAGATGGCGTCGCTATACTCTGCGACCGTCAGTGATACGGTATTGTCGGTATTAGGCTTAATGCTGCTGACTTTCCATAGCTGACTGTCCAGTTCTTCCACAGTCGCTATTAAATAGCGCGACGGGAGTTGCACAGTGTCGCCGTTCCAGATATTGAGCTGGATGTCGGGTATTGCCGCAGTGAAACCGTATTTCGTATCGGTGCGGGCCGTAGCCGGGTAACGCAGACTCGGGTTGCCCAGGCTGTCGGTCACCAGTACATACATCGAACCAGAGAACGTGATCGGCTCGCTGGTATCAAAGTCATTTCCGGCGCGCCCGGTGACATAACCCTGCTGCTGGTTGCTGTCGTAGATGTCTGGCATCTGTATGACACTGCCAACCTGGATAATACCGTCTTCGAACACCTTGGCGTTCATCTTCACCCGCGAGTAGATAAGCCGCCTCGTTTCGCGCAGTGCGCGCTCCCGGGCCTGGTACTCGTTACGGAAGCCGACTATCTCAAGCTTGTTCGGATTCTCTGCCTCCTGCTCGATGATAGAGCCGTTTAGCACACGGTAGTTGATGTACGTCTTATTGTTCGTGGTCGGGTGAACGTAGGACACTTGGACGCCGTCATAACCTCCCGGTAGCGTGGCCTCGTACGTCATTTTGTACTCGTCCGTCTTCATGTTGGCCCGGTTGAATACCGCTGCCGGGTAGTCAACCTTCTGATCCCTGGTGAACGTCAGCACGCCGTCATCCCAGTACGCAACAACACTGGCGGCATTGCAGATCGCCTGTACGCGGTCGCCCAACGAGTCATTTTCGTCGTCAAACGTGTAGTCGAAGTAACCAAGGCGCTCATCCGGCAGGCTTTCGGCGATCGAATACAGGCCGTACAGGTCAATGCTGCTGACCGGCTGTTCACCCATAATTAGCCAGGTGTGCGCCACCGCATCAGCGAACGAGCGCGACGGCCGCAGCGTGTAATCCACCGTCTGCGTGTCGAGGTCGTAAGTGATTGTGTGGCGCGTCACCAGCGCGTTATATTTGCGCTCCCGGCTGCCCAGCGCATTCTCTGTCGCCCTAACCTTCACACGTACAAGCGTGTCAGTAGGATGAACGATGTTCGTTCTGATGTTAATAGCGTGGATTTCCTCCACTTTTAGTACCGAGGCATCACTGGAGTTATCAGTTCGCTGGAAGCTAATTGCATATTTCCCATAGCCGGCTGCCGGCACAAGCTTGTCAGTACGATAAAACACTTCACTGGTATGGTCGTGCGGTGTGCCCTGGTAATAAGTAAACGTCTGGGTCGTGCCGGGAACCTGGTTGTAATCGTCGTCGATTTTCCAGATTACCACTCTCCAGTTCGTCTGCTTATTTCCGCCAAGGCTTGACTGCGTATGCAGCCAGAGTTGAGAAGACTCCACCGGCGAGAAGAACGGGCCAACAACCAACGCTTCGTTGTCGTTCAGAATGAACTTCGTTGTATTGATGGTCGCAGTCGCCGGGATGTCCTGCGGACCCTGCAGGTCGGTCATTGTGAATGTTTGCCAGCGCACCGGGTTCACCACAGCGCCGTCGTTTGTTTCAACAGCGGAAATCAGCGTACCCGAGAATGTCGCGTCAGTGGTGACGCTGCCGGAGGCCGTGCTGTACGTCACGTTGATGGTGAAGGTTACAGCGTGCGGCAACACCAGCCCCATGAAATAGTCGAACTCGGCTTGTTTCACGATTTTCATCGCTATCTGACCGCCGGAATACGTTCCGCTCACGACGGTATTTGCGGTCGCAGTCTCGATCGGGAAATCACCCGCTTCGTTCTGACCTGGCACTTCCTGACCGTCTACATCATCGAAGCCATAGCCCTCGACGATCTGTGGGATGACCTCACCGGGCTGATAGAACTGATATTCGGCACCAGCAAGCGAGCCAAGACTCGATTCTGAGTAGCGCACAGACTCATAATCGTATTTTCCGATGCCGATGCACATCCACTCTGTGACGTACTTCAGTCCGCCATCTTTATCGTTCTGGCGAACGTATTCGAATACCGACTCTTGTATCAGATCCGGGAATGAGCGAACCTGGCCGTAGATGTCAGGCTTCGCTTTATATACGCGCGCGGTGTTTGTCTGTCCGGTCAGGCTGTTGTTCGGTGAATCTACGGTATTGCCGCCGGTATTCGCGATGGCTGGCTTTGGTGCAAGGAACGCGAATACAGTTCCGACAACCTTGAATATGGGACTAAGAATGTCGCTGACAATTTCCTTTGGCTGGTCGAATATCTGGACGTTATCCAGTTCGCTCAGTTCAAACGCCAGTTCGTCATCGTCGCTCAGCTTCACGCCGTTGCGGACGATAAGCAGATCACGGTGAAAGGTGGCATCATTCGCCGCCAGCCAGTCATAAAAAAGGGTGCCGTTTGGCACCCTGTAGCGTTCTTTTGGCGTTCCCGGGAAACGCTGAAGCTCAATCAACGCCATATTCGAAAAACTCCACTTTAGTGAATGCCCGCTGAATGACCAGCAGCGAGTCCATGCGCACACTTCCATTCTCGCCGCGAGAGTGAAGCGCCTTCCTGTTAAGCACTAAGCCGACATGCGCCGGTTGCGGGCCGCGATAACCCACAAATATCCCGCCATCAACGGGAATATCGACCTGACGCCAGAAGACGACGTCTCCCTGGTAGCAGGTGAAGAAGTCCTCCCCGGCTTCGTAGTCCGGAGTCTGGTGTAGCTCGATGCCGAGTACGTGCCGGTAATACAGCACCACTAAAGCCCAGCAATCCATTGCATCGAATGTGCAACTCCTGTTGGCCCACGGCACGCCGATCACCTTCCGAACAAAATCAGAGGTACTGCAGTCCGGTATATTCCGTTGGGTCATAGAGCCTTCCGATGTTGTTGTTCAGCGGGTTAGTGACAGACAGAGTTACCGATGCGGCATCAGCATCGATATCTACCGTCTTGACGTAGAGCTGCCACGACTTAATCGGCGCCGACACGTCGCCGCTGTCGAATATCTGCCGGGTGGCTGTGATGGCTGTTAGCCGGGCCGCGCCCTTCCATTGTTTCATCAGTGCTTTGATATCCGACGATAGCCGCCCTAACTTCACAGTCGCGTCGATCACTGGCGTGCCGCTTTGCTGGCTCTCTTCGATTTCAAAGCGCGCTGGCGTGTACGTCTGGCCGCCAAGGGTTTTCGGGAAGAACTGCTTATCGACCAGGCGCACATAGCCAAAGGATGGATGGTAGAACGTGATGGTATCGTATAGCCCGCGCGTCGGGCGCTGCTGCTTATAAGCTCTGAAGGTAGGCATTACGGAACCCTCGGAAGTGATTCCGGGTCACGATTATCCGGATAACCCGTGACCACGATATCCAGCCATGAATCCCACGGCGGCGGAAGCTCAACAATAATGTCGTCGAACTCGTCGTCAGGGTTATAGAGATGGTTGGCGATAACAGTGCCTGTCCAGGTCACCACGCCGCCGTCGATACTGGTTTGCACCGGCATCTGCGTGAAGTGAAGCTCCTGCAACTGGAGGCCACTGCCGCCAATGTTGATGGGCATCCGAAACCAGTTAACTCCGCGATTCAGGTAGTTCGGGCTGCGCAGCCACTGCTGGAAAGCCCGCTCCTGGTCCAGCGTGAACATCCACGTCAGCGACCATGTGGTTTTCAGGTCGTCAGTAAGGTTCTGGAAAATAGCCGGGCCGACTGCTGGCTGGTCAGTCTGAAACCCGGTGTCGAAGGTCATATTTTTGCTGGCTTTCTGCGCCAGCGGCAGCCAGTCAGGATAGTCGATAATAGCCATCAGCCCTGCCCTCTTGGCGTGCGTTTAACGTTCATGTTGCTGGTTATGGCGTTGCTGATTGGACCGCCATTGTTCAGGTCGGCGACTATTACATCCACTGTCACGCCGCCATTGCCATCAGTTCCGGCCTGAGCATCTACAGATGACGATGTGTAGTTCTGGATATTGATTACCACCCCGCCACCTGCCCCCGCTGTCATTTCCTTATTGCTGATCACCCTGCCGTTGTCGCCCGGTATCATGTACTGCTTACCGGTGCTGGCCTGGTAGATTTCAGGCATCCCGCCCTCGCCTACCTGATACATCCCACCCGCTGATACCGGGCCGCCGTTTTTGCGCTTGCCAAGCAGATTCGCACCAATTACGCCCGCGACCGCACCGAGCCCGATCGCCGCAGCGGTGCCCATAGAAGCGATAGAAGACAGGATTGCCGCAGGCGTCCAGGCCGCCGCCGTGGTGGCAGCGGCTGCGGTGCTGGTGGCCGTTTGAGTAGCAACAGCAGCAGTCTGAACCGCCGTTACCGTGCCGATGGCCGCTGTCTGTGCCGCCTGGCCCATGATTGCTGACTTAACCCACTCAACACCCATTTGGACGAAGCTATTGATGAGGCTGTTCAGGACGGTGTTGCCGACAGAGCGGAGGGCATCGGAAGCGGTCATACTGCCCGTTATGATCCCGGTCAAAGCGTTAGAGGCATTTCCTGCCAGTGCATCAAAGGACGCCGCCAGCGCTTCATTGCCTGCACTCTGGTTACGGAAGATCTCCCACTGTGCAGCGATGCGAGCCTGCTCGTACTCTCTGTCAGCAGTAGCGCGCAGCATAAGTGCGTTCTGGTGAGTAATAATCCCCTGCTGCTCGTATGCCTGAATAAGCGCGAGTTTACGGGCATTTTCATTCGCCAGTTGCTGCACTGGGTCCACGCCGCCAGCAGCTTCCTGTTGCGGGCTGACGGCCTGATCGGCACGGATTTTCGCAAGGTTGGCCTGGTGGGTCGCTTCCAGTCGTTCAGATGTCTGATTGAACTGCTCCTGGCTTATTTTCTTCGCAGCCAGTGCGGTTTTCAGATCCTCAACATCCTGCTTATAGCTGGCGTTTTCACGCGCTTCTGGCAGGAGTTTCTCGGCTGCGGCCTGCGCTTTGAGTGCTGCCGCAGTGTCATATGCCTGAGCTGCATACTCGCCAGCTAAATCTATCTGGGCTTGCGTTGCCGCTTTACCAAGTGATTGCTGAGCGTTAAGAATGGATTGCTCTCTGCTTAGCTCCTGAGTTGTCGCCCCAGCCAGCATTGCTTTCTGACGCAAGTTTTCAAGCTTCTGGGCTACTGATTCTGCGGCTGATGCTGAACGCTTGTCTTGCTGCTCTCCCTTTCTCTGAGCCTCCTGGCGGGCTTCTTCTGCTTTCTGAAGGTCGTAGTTTTCTCCGGCCAGATCGCCAGCCCTTGATATCTGGTTTGGGTTATCAGTAACCTTCGCTGCCTGCATTCTGGCTTTTGTCACTGCTCTTTGGCGTTCATCCTGAATTTTCAGTAACTCGTTCTGCTCTTCGAGGTTAAGAATTACTTTGTCGCCATCAGCGGTAGGAGGAGAAACCTGCAGCGCTTTGGGGTTGAAGTTTTGTCCAGCCTGATTCGCCCGTGTTATTTCATCGGCTGTTAATCCGAATGCTTTCGCAACCGCCCCCTGCACCCTCTCAAGAGTCGAGCCTTTCTCAATCAGACCATCATGCACCCCCATAGATGTGAGCATGTTGTTTGTTAGGGTTCTGTTTGCTTCCGCTGCCATGTCCTGAGTTTTTGCCAGTTTTTCCTGAGCGTCAGCTAAATCTCTACGCTTTTGGGCCAACTGGTTTGCGGCATCTTTTGCCTTAATCACGAAACCATTATTTTGATCTTCGGTAACCCCGTATTGCCTTGCAAGCGTTGTATATTTCTCATAATCTGATTGCAGTCCCGAAATGGTATCTTTCAGATCGCTAATAGCTTCCTCTTGCGCCCTAATTGAAATATTGGCGTCAGCTATCACCCCCCTGAGTTTGGTATTGTTCATCTCCTTCATTGAGGCTTTAACTTTATCCAAGCTATCGGCAAAGCGGATTGCTTCTTCTCTGGCTTGCTGTGCTTTCTGCCAGAAATAGAATATCGCTCCTGCTGCGAGCATCGCCGCGCCAGCAGGGCCACCTATAAGAGCAAGCGCACCACGAGCCATTCCAATACCAACTGATGCTGCGCGAGCAGTTGTCGCTGCCCGGGCTGATGCCGCAGCCTGGGCGTTTTCAGCCTCAGCAAGGGCAATAGATGCGGTAGTCGCCCGTGTTTTTGCGGCAATAAGAGCATCCATTGCCAACATCTCTGCAGCGCTACCTTTTGCCACGTTATATTCAGCTTGGGCCAGCGCAAGAGAAGAAAGAGCAGCCTCTTTATCAGCAAGAGCTTTACGCTGAACAGAATTAGCGGCTACCAAAGCAGCCTGTGCCGTCTGATTGTCTGCTACAACCTGCTGACGTGATGCTGCGATATCAGCAATTTTCGCTGAGGTAGCCATGGTCAGCGCGCCGACATACCGCGCGCCCATTACGCCGGCAACAATCGTGAGCGTAGTGCTGAGAACGTCCAGGTTTTCACTCAGGGAAATGACTGAGTCACTGAATATTTTGACGCCAGTTTTTACAGTGGCATTCTCACCAAAGAACTTCGTTATGTTGTTGTTGGCAATTTCAAGAGACTGGCTGATCGTTGCAGTAGTTTTAGCGAACTCCTGTCCAATTTTATCGCCCTGGGAGAGCAATCCATTCACGATCACATCAGTGGTTAACTTACCCTCTGCAGCCATGTTTCTGAGAGCACCAATGCTGACATTCAAAGAGTCAGCAAGAGCAATCATGAGCCGGTTACCCTGCTCGTTCACAGAGTTAAATTCATCACCTCTTAAAGCGCCGGACGCCAGCCCCTGAGCAAGCTGAATGATTGCGTTGCTCGCCTCCTCGGCTGTTGCCCCTGACACCACAAAACCCTGGTTAATAATGGTTGTCAGCCTGGTGATGTCCTCTACACTTACGCCGTAGCTCCTCGTTGAGCGCTCCAGTCGTGCATATAGCGTGGCGGTGGCATCAAGACCAGAGCGGGTCTTTTGCGAGATGTCGAAAACACGCTCTGTGACATCAGCCAGTGTTTCAAACGGCGGTACGGAATCCCTGACTGCGTTTGCCAGTTTATTACTCAGGTCCTGCCATGCCTGGGCATATGCGCCAACCTGCTGGACAGAAAGAGCTGCTATGAGCGCTTTCGCGACGCCAGTTAAGCTGGACATAGTGCCTTCAATCGAAGACAGGGATCGCTCAGTGCGGTTTAATCCCGCCTCAAGACGACCCATGCTACCGTTAAGCCCATTCAACGCGGCATCAATATCCCGGCGTCCCTGAAGGATCCCGGCGGTGTCCATGTCAACTTCATAAACAATCGTTCCAGCGCTGACAGTACCAGCCATAATCTAATCTCCGGGCAATAAAAAACCCCGCCGGAGCGAGGTTATGGTTTAATGGTTCTCTTAATCAATTTAATTGCAGAGTTTACCCCATAGGGATTCAAACTCTTGGCTTCCATCATCTATTGATGATTGACCGCTAATTGATATATATCTTGTTTTACCTGCATAAGCACCGAAGCTGTTTTTTGCGTTTACGTACCCGCAAATAGCCCCGTCCTTACCATCTCGCTCATCAGAGAACTCTGCAGAAGATGCGTCCTTAAGCGAGGACTTAACTGACTCTTTTGCGTCATAAGTCCGGCTAAACTTCTCTTCTTCCTGTGCAATTACTTGTTTTTTTAAACCATCCCTTATCTCTTCATATTGTTGTCTTTCTACATAAGCGTCCCCAAAAATAGGAGTTTTAGAGTTCACCCAAAAAAGAAAACACACATTCGCAGCTAATGAGGCAACTAGAAAGCCAACGGCACAAAAACGCAAAGTGCCTTTTCTCTCTGAACTTGACAGTCGATTATTAAACTCAGCTTTTTGACCAACCTTGGCAAATACATAACCAATGAGCAGGAATGATCCGATTATGAATACCAGCGATATAGGTTCTCTTATAGCGAAAGTACAAGTAACAACCAAAAAAATAAAAGCCAAAATTACAAAGAATTTGTTCACTTCCCTATCCCCATCAGTAATTGATGAGACCAATCCTAGAGAAATATCACCGTAATGGAAAGCAACTAAGCATTTACGCATTCACAGTTTTTGAAGCAGCAAGCCTTTTCTTCTTGCGGGCAAGGTAGTCATCAGCAACGGAATCATATTCTTCCCGGGTGAACCCTTTCTGCTCTGGGTATTTGGCTGCTATCAGAAGCTGAAATTCTGTCATGGTAAGCTGCTCGGCTTCCGCCCGGCTCATGCTGAAGTGATTACGCGCGGCGCTGATGTACTCGAAGGCGTTAAACTCAGAGGTCGCCTGGGTGCTTTCATGGCGCTGCAACTTTCTAACCTTCGCTTTGCCAATAATGCCGTGTGTGATTAGTGACTGCGCAATAACAATCATGTCGAATTCATCCATGGCACCGCGGCGCATCTTGAATGCCTTCCCTGAGGCTTTGGCGATCCGGAGTTCACCGATTAGGGGAGTCACATCGTCGTTACAGCAGGCGCTAATAACAGTCATCGCAGCAATCAGGGCTTTACGTCCGTAACTTGTCGTCCTGATATGCTGAACAAGCCATCCAGGCACGGCACCATAAGCATCTATTGCCGACCGTATTAAGTCAGATACCTCATCGTGGTGCAGGTCGTAGAACGCCTGCACAATCTCCTTAGGTTCGCCGATACGCGTCATGTTAATGAACGATGGCCGGAAGAAATAATCCTCACCGTCAACGCTGATGAGGCACTCGCCAATCTCTTTAAGCGGGGTCATGTTGTCTCCATAATCATTATCAAGGGCGACCGCAACCGCCCTTTGGAATGGTTACGAAGCGGTGACTGTCACTGCACAGGTGGCAGTGAAGCTGCCATCGTTGGATTTGAAGGTAATCGTCGAAGTGCCGGCAGCAACACCAGTTACGAGGCCAGTGCTGCTCACCGTTGCTTTGGTGGCATCGGACGTCGTCCACGTACCCGATTTGTCGGTTGCATCAGATGGCAGGACAGTACCTGTCAACTGTCGCGTCGCACCAACAGCCAGGGATGCCGTTGCAGGAGTTACCGTTACCCCTGTGACCGCGACTGTATCGTCGGTGTCGATTACCTGAATAGTGTCTGCCGCCGCCACTTTGAACTCGGTAGAGAATGTGATGATGTCGTTTGTTCCACCGTCAGAACTCAATGCGTTGATCAGCATGTAACCGATGAAGGTCACCGGCCCGAATTCCATACGCACCCACAAAGTTGGCTGTCGGGCTGCCTGAATCTCAGTATTGAAATATTTAATCAGGCGACCGACTCCGTATTGGTCGAGTTTGTCATTGCGGCGAACCTCACCTTCGAAAGAGATAGTGAAATCGGCATTAGTCACGATATTTTCGACATAGCCTTTGGTGTCATCAGCATCAGACGTCACGCTGTTGGGCGAGAAGTCGAAGCCTTTACTGGTGCCGGCCGCCAGGGCTTTCCATTCTGACTCCTGCGGGAGGGTATCGGCGCAGCCATCAGCTACTTCGAGCACAATGGCGCGGCCAAACAACTTTGTGTTGTCCGTAGGGCAATTTGCTGCCATGGGTAATTCCTCTTTGATGTTTCGGCTTACTCGCCGTATTTGATTGCAAACTGAAGCCGATAGATGAGGCGACCTTCAGCTGTTAGGACTGGAGCGGGGATACCGCCGAAATTTTCTATATAGCCAATACAGTTACTTGGCAGAGGGTCTGATTGCACATGCTGGATAATTTGCTGCACCGAAGTGTCTAAATATCCATTCCCTCCTTTTGCGCCGATAACATCGACTAATACGTAATATTCGGCCCCTAGTTCATTGCGTATGGAAGAGCCGCCGTTAGGACGGAATACCATAAAACGCTCTGACATGTTTCCGGTGTCATTCCACATAAGGAGCTGGGTTGTAAAGCCAGCGGTAAGCCCCGCATCTACAAAATAATCACGCAGCCGGGTATGCATCGGAGGGTTCATAGCGACAACTCCTGTTTCATAACCCGGTCGATTTGCTCGCGGGTATCCTCAAATCCTTTTGTAAGGAACTCCTTCCTTGCCGTGGCTCGGCGGAATTTTTGTGGGATGTTGGGATCGTGAACATAGACCGCATAGTTGGCTGAATACCCAACGCGACCCGTCAGGCGAGTGCCGTTCACATCCAGTTCCTGATATTGACTGTTGATCAGCGTGGAGGTGTCACCGATAGGCGTATATACAGATGCCTGTGATGAACCAATAATGAGCGCACTCTTTATCGCCCTTACGGCTTTTCTTCCCTGAACATCAGCAATGAGTTTTTCAAGGTTGGCTTTGGCCTGGCTTATACCTCTGATTTTCCCAGCCATGTTCAGACTCCAGTAATTATCGCGTAATCATCCGTCAGGCGGTCGAACGTGTCTTCATACCTTATGGATTGGAGTATTTCATCAGCTCCAGCCTGAACAGGGTCTGCTTCGGTGGACACGCCAATCAGGATGTAATCCCCCATATCCGCACCGGAGAATTCCGTCCAGAAGGTGTTTTTGATTACTCGCTCTGAACCAATATCGCCGAGCCGCTTGCTCAACCCACCTTCATAGCCGCAATCGATGACCACCGGAGCTGCGAAACCCAACGGATCACCATAGTCATTCTGGCCTTCCAGTCGCTTCCAGAACGTCGCTTTGCCGGTGTATGACCAGCGGGCCAACTCTGACATTCTTATTCCCTCCAGCGCAGCACCTTCTCACCACTCTCCTGGATGCGCGGGCAGTTGATAAACCACTCCCCATCCGATTTAACGTATCCGGTTGTCTGCCGACCTGTGTCAGTAAGTACCCATACGCGCTCGAATGACCGCGGGAGTCGATTTTTAACGGATATCCACGTCATTAGCGTTCACCGTTACACATGCATCCACCTTTCCCTATCCAGATGCCTGCAAAAGCCTTATCACTGGGGTCTGGGGGAATCAGCGAGGTTGCACAGCCATACTTATCAAGCCCTCGCAGTAAGGACAGAGAGCCTGACCACCGATCCGCAAACGACTGATATCGAAACGACCTTGAGGCACCTGACGGGGCTGTCTGAGAGCTGATATAGCGATCGCCCTGCCCCAGCCCCATCAGTCCTAACAAATACATCTGAATTAGCAGCGCTGTTGCAGGTTGGTAATGAGCATCAAGGCATTCCTGAATGCTGTTCACCTGCTCAATCAGCGCGTCAAGAATAAAGTCGGGCAGCGTGATGCCGACCGACGATAGGTATTCCTTCGCCTGTGCTGTGGTTATCATGCTGACCTCAGATATAGCCCTCCGCAGAGGGCATAAAAAAACCGCCATCGCGGCGGCTGTTATTCAGCAGGGAAAAGCTTATCCAGCTCGCCCTCTGGCAGAAGGTCTGCGAGCTTGTCGACGCCCATATTGCCTTTGTACTCAATGCCCAGATCATCAAGCCGCTTGGTGATAGCCTGCTTGCGGGCCTGCTTATCGGTAGATGCATCAGGAGTCGCCGGAGTCAGCTCTGCTGATGCCTTACCGGAAAGCTTACGGACATGAGATTTCAACGAAGGGTGCAGGTTTTCCAGTTCAACCACATCGCCTAAAGAGACACCATGCCAAGGACGTGTTACTTCGTATTTATCAGCCATGATTTATCCCTTATGCCAGATTAGCGCCGTAAACCACACCAGACAGGCCTTCGCCGTCCTTCTTAATCTGCAAGCCTTCTGCAGACATGATCTGGAAGTTGTAATTGCTCTGCGGCATCAGACGCGGCAGCGGAACTACGCCAACAGCCATGCCTACCAGCGGTGAAATTACGTCCTGGCGACGCTGATATCCGAAGAACTCATTGCCGCTTAGCGCGAAGGTCGGGCGGATTTCCTTGGCAGGAATGAAGCGAGAGATCGCATCAGCCACAGTGCCGCTTACCAGAGCGTTGCTGCCGGAGTTTACGTTGATGAGGTATGGTTTGGACATGTTTGCCCAAATCTCAGCACTCACCCACAGAACATCATAGGCAGCAACTTTGTTACGGCGAGCAGTCAGGCCAAAAGCACCAGTCGGGCCGAAGAATGCCAGCATGTCAGCCGGTGAGGCCGTAGTCAGGTCGATATTCGCGCCGCCAGCGCCGCTGCCGAGGTTAATCTTCGCAGTGTTTCGGTGGTTACGGATGCCCTGACCTTTGTAGCCATCGACAGAAATGCTGTCATCGCCATTCAGGTAGTACCCGACGCGCTTTTTGTGGAACTTGCGCATCTTGGCCGCCTGCGAGTCCAGCGCCAGGTCAATACCAACAGTGCTCAGGCCTGCAGCGTGACGCCAGTTAACGCCATAACCTGCAGTGAACACCGGAATAGGGTCGCCATCGCCGCCGTATTCGGTGTGGTCGAAGGAATATGGTGCCTGACCATCGATGCTGATTGATACGTCATCAGCAATATCACCGGAAACGGTGTAGAGCTTCGCGGTTTTGCCGATAGGCAGTACGGTCTGGACAGCCAGAAGGTCGTTGATAATTTCCATGCCATCTTCCTGATCGCGCATTTGGATGATCTGGCGATCAATCTCAGCCCAGAATTCGCGGGTAAAACCGCCAACAGCGTTAGCCGCCAGCATTTCTGCGGTCATGCTTGGTCGGTAGGCATTAACCATCATGTCATGCTGTTGATTGAAGATGTTGCGGTTAGCCCACAGCTCGTTCCAGTGTCCGCGCAGTCGGCTGTTAGCAGCCAGTGTTTCAGCGGTAAAATACATTCTTATTCTCCTGATTAAGCGCCAGCTGCTGCGGCAACGGTGCCTACGCGAGCGCGTACGCGGATTAAATCGGTAGTACTGGCGGCGATGGTGGCGTCATCCTGGCTGTAGCCAATCACTGAGTCAGTGTCGGCGCTCGCTTTGGTGAACTGACCATTAGTGCCAAGCTTGATCGGGTCATCTTTTGCGTAGGTGCCAGCAGCACACCGTAGCGCCAGTTCGCGACCCTCCTCCAGATAGTTGCCGACGGCAGAATCACCGGCAGGGATTGGCTCATTAACGGTCAGGCCCTGGTGATAACCGGTTTCAACGATGTAGAGACGACCAGTCAGAGCAGTTGCTTGTGCAAACTCGTTGTCGCCATTAATGACTACTGCAGTTCCCGGCAGGGTATCAGCAGCGACCACTCGGGTTTCGGTCTTGTACAGCGACTGACCGTCAATATTGATTCGACGATAACGTGCCATTACGCAGCACCTCCAAAGTAGGTTTTGTAATCAGGCGCGCCGGTTTCTGCCTGGTTCTGTGCAGAGTTAGTACCCAGCGGAGCGGCTTCACCCAAGGATTTAAACATTGCATCTAGCGCTTCGCCTGACAGCGCGTTAGCTACGACTTCGCCATGCTTAGCAGCCACAGCGGCGCGCTTGGTCTGTTCTTTAGCGCGAGAGTTGGCGGTCAGGGTTTCTGTCAGCTTTTCCTGGTTGGCCTGTAGCGCTTCAACCTTCTCGGAAAGCGGCTTAATTGCCTTCTCCGTATTGGTAGCCACAGCCTCACCAATCATGCTGCCGATTTGTTCCAGTTCTTCTTTGGTTAAAGGCATGTCGCCCTCCGTTTTGTGGTTTGTTGCAGGAGCGTCCTGCGGTGTGAAAAGAGATTTGAATTTGTTGGCTACAATTGCGACCCATGACTCCTGGCGCGCCACTTTGGTGCCTGTTTCGTCAAAGGTGATCTGCCCGCCATCACTGGTATACCCGTACACCTGTGCATCACCGCCGTTACGGATGACAATCGCCTGTGAATCGGTAAAGTCAGCAATCCATGCGTAATCGTCAGGCCCGGTCGCAAATTTGTCGCGGGCAGCTTTCTCAAGGCGGCGTTCACGTTCGCGGTAGGACTCGCCTACCAGTGCGCCAGAGTTGGTTTTGATGGACTTTGCCTGGTCAGCGTTAACCATCAGACCAACGCCCTGCTCTGGCTGTGCCGCACCGACTTCATGAAGGAGGATGGCGTCATGGTCCATTGCGTTGATTTTGGCAACCCATTCAATGCCCTGAGCCTTCTGTTGCTCGCTTGCCTCAAGCTGGTCGAGAAATACTGCAACGCTGGTATGAATGGGTGGTACATCATCGCCGCGCTCAATCGCTGCAACGCGCTCCAGAAGTTCACGCCCACCCTCACTCTGATTGGCAACCTGAACATCAACCCATTTCTCCGCATAAATCCGATTGCCGGATTTCTTCACGTTGCGGTTCCATGCGCCGATGTGGCCTACGTTGATTCCCTCAGGAGAAAAAGCTGATACAAACTGGCCGTTGACCGTTGGATGACCCAATGGTGCCAGAGTGCCCTCAAGCCCCTGATAGTGCGCGTCGATTTCTGATGCGGGGTAAAGACCTCCGTTCATTACTACGTTTGCCGGCAGCGTATAGCTGGGGAGAACAAGATGTTCGCGCCCGTTATACGTTTCACGGCGAATAGACTGGCTGTTCACCTTTGTGGTGACGTTAACCTGCATTGTCATGGGTGATTACTCTTGTCTATGCCGCGTGTTTGCAGCAGTGATGTGATTTATTCGCAGCCATGCGCTTGCCCCATGTCTGGGCAAACTCTTTTTTGGCAATATCGATAACGCTGGAGTTAAGCGGCACGCCCTTCTCATCAACCAGAACGGTGACCTGCGTGCATTTGCAGTTAATCGCGTTGCCGTTGATGCTGTACCACTCCCTGACCTCATCCGAGGTATAGAGGTGTCCGTGCCTGAGAGCGTGTGTGCGTCGCGTTGTGGGGCTTAAAGCGGACATATGAAGCAACATGACGTTAAGGCCTAAATCATCTTTTGCCTGGTCATGCTCGTCCCATCGCGCACGCCGGAGTGCGGTAGTGATTTCCGTGCGTGCAATGCGGTTGGCTCTGCTGCGCTCAATATCTGTCTGAGCGGTTATATTTCTGGCTATTTCACGAGGATTGAGCCCGCGGCCGATACCGTCAGTTAGTACGCGAGACAAATTGGCTTTAACCTGATTACTCAGGCCTTTCATCTCTTCAAATTCGCGCGCCCTGACCAGTATCAGACGGGACTGATAGGCTTCACTTAGCAGGATGTTCTCAATGCTCTCCCTGTCGGCGGCGTATGCCGGGGACTGCTGCGAAAGATTGCTAAACTCCTGCGCCGTTCCTCGCTGATAAGCCGTAGACACGTAGTCCTGCCAGAACCACAGATTCAACTCCCCACCCTGCAACAAAATGTCATCGACGAGCGATTCGCCGTTTTGAAGCAGCATGGAAAGAAGTGTCTGTTCAAGGCGGAAGGTGTAGCGCTGGTTTACTGCTGGCTCTGAAGGTATGCGGTTAAGTAACTCTATGTACCCCTTTCCGATTTTCCGTAGCCGTCTGCTGAACTCGCGCATTGCGCCGCGCTCCAGCCTGTCTACACCAGTCGGGTCCTGCTTATTGGCTGGCAATATCGCTGGTTTCGCTGGCTTGTTCGCTTTCTTCATCGTCATCCTCGGTCAGCGGTTCGCCAAGCGGCTCATAGCCTGCAGCAACGCGGATTTCGTTAGCGGTAAATACCTGCTCGCCGGTTGCCAGCGTCTTCTGGTTGATGTCGCTCATCTTGCTGGCGCTATCCAGCTTGTCTGAAGATGACTGTTCGTTAAGGTCATCCCAGACAATGCTGAACTTGGCTACCGGCTTCAGGATTTGCAGATCTATCAGCTTGTCCACCATATCCTCGATATCGAATGACAGGTCACCACGGCGCGACTGACAGCGAGCGTTGAAGTAAATCTGGTCTTCCGTGCTGGCGCGCTCGCCTGACTGGTTGCCAACGAGAATGCGAGAGGGAATATCAACCGATGCCGCAAAGGTCTTCAGGTTTACATCGTAAGTAGGTGAAGGGTCGGCAACCGAAGTTACCAGAGGCGTAACAGATGCCCCTTGAGTGGTCAGAAGCACATCATTGCCGCTGTTAACTTCTACGGCAGCCTCATTGAACTTCTCCTGCAGCTCTGTGACGCTAACGCCATAAAGTGACGCGAGGTTGCTGAAGTTAATCTCTTTATCGAAATTGACGTTCAGTTGGCGCGCGGCGTTCTTCAGAAAAGATTCACCGCTGCCTCCCTCTACCTTTTCGAGGCTTACAGCTGCGTTGTAGCCAGGCTCAAGAAATCCGATCTCGTCATCGGACATATCACCGATAATCAGGATTCGGTCAGGGTGGATATCGCGCTGAACTCTACTCCCGTCAGGCTGCACTTCTGTGTACTGCCATTTAGTGACATTGCCGTTGTTATCACGACTGGCAACCTTCAGTGCGCTGGACCATGCTGGCGTAATCTTTTGCAGCGCCCTGCCTTTGACTACCGGCTCATCCCAGCGCTTATTGTCTTTGACGTGCAGAAGGATGCCAGCCCAGCGACCAACCAGTCGGCGCGTATCGGCTTTAGCAAATGAGCGCCAGAAGCGGTGTGTAAATACCTGCTCTTTGCTGGACTTCTCCCACGTCGATTCTTGGCGTGATTCATCATCCGGATCACCCTCAATGACTTCAGGGTTAGTTTTCCAGCAGTTAGATACAAGCTTATTTACCGCACCGTTAGCGATGCCGCCGCGACGATAAAGCTTATAGAGATCATCGAAGTCTAAATCTTCCTTGAAGCCATATTCGCACCACGCCGTGCTGCGTTTCGCATCCAGACCCATAGACGGGTTAGCCATCATCATGCGGGCGCGCGCAAGCCTGGCATCGTTCAACGCATGGTTGACGGCCAGTGTTAATTTGTCAGTCATGGTTTGTCCGTTTGGTGGGATTCAGGCAATAAAAAAGGCCGCCGTAGCGACCTTGTTTTGTGTAAATTTACTCGAAATCTTCAGGCACTTTGCCTTCTTCCTTCATCCAAGCGAGTAACTGTTTTTCGCTTGTTTCTTTATCCTCAGCGAAGACCCCGTAACTACGTACATATTCACCAGGGACGCGCTTCAGAGTAAGGGTTGCCCTTACCTGTCCTTCAGCAACTTCATCAAACTCGATTTTCATGGCCAATCCATTTGCTAATTTAAGTGAATTCGCATCTTATCGGCCCTGCAGGCGTTTTGGAATCATCATCCCCACAGGTTGCGATCCACTTAACTCGGTCATCGCCCATACCAGCGCATCAAGGCGGTCGGGTGATTTTTTGGAGGTGGTTGGCACGTACTCCATCTGCTGGTTTTCCAGTTGATAGAGATTGCCGCGATGGGCTACGCGCCCCTGTGCATACAGCGCTGATATTGGCTCGGCTCGCGCGAACTTACCCTTGCTCGCATGGACACGGATAATGCGGTCTTTGAACCCGGCATTGCGGAGCGTGTCCTCTGCCATGTCACCGCCCTGGTTGGTTTCAATCACGATCGCATCGGCGTCATGCTGTTTGTAAGCGTCCATTGCGCGCGTCGCCCAACCATTAGGCGAATATTTGCCACTGTAGTCGCCGTCGGCTGAGTACTGTCGCTTATCACCTGCACCGTATGAGCTTGCGGCTACAATCCCCGTTTCATCGCTCTCTTCGCTGTTTGTTGCCTGCGGGTCGATAGCAATAACCGTTCTGGATAGCTGCTCGGTGATGTTCAGGGCGCGTGCTGCTGCAATCATCTGCTCTGTCCACAGCGCGCCTTCTGCGTTGAACCTGCGAGGGTTCTGCATGTACTGCGCTTCGGCTGTTCGGCGATGAGAGAACAGCGCTGTGCGATGGCTCTCGTTGTGCTTGAACGGCCAGAGCCAACCATCAGGCAAACTGTGCTCAATCGGTATGGCGTGACTGTTGTCCGGGTACTGCTCTGAGTAGCTCAGGCTGTTGTCGATGATTACCGGCAGATTCAGGTGGTGCCACATTTCACCGCTGCCGCCGCGCAAAAGATACCCGCTCAGGTCGTGGTAGTGGATGCGCTGCATGATGACTATCATCGGCGTGGTTTCGATAGCCAGACGAGATTTAATCGTCTCGTTGAAGCGGCTGTTTACGCCGTCACGAACCGTTTCGGAATAGGCGTCATCGGGCTTAACGGGGTCATCAATAATCAGCGCGCCCTGCCAGCCAGGTTCCATATGCCCGGCACGGAAGCCAGTTACCTGTCCTGCTGACGATGAGGCATACACACCGCCGCCATATTCAGTCCACCACATCGCCTTACTGTCAGCATCGTCGCGCAACTCCATCGGCCACAGTGCCTGGTAGGCTTGCGACTTAATCATGCTGCGGGCAGTTGATGAGTTCAGAAGTGCGAGGTTGTGCGAGTAGGACAGGTGCATGAAACGGGCGCGCTTATTCAGCGCCAGCCCACGCCCCATCATGTTGATGGTTGCCAGTTCTGTTTTCGTGTAGCCAGGTGGAACGTTGATGATCAGCCGGTTAATTTCGCCATCTATCACTCTGTCCAGCGTTTGCTGAATTACTTTATGGTGTGGCGCGACAATCATCTTGCCGCCCGTGCGTTGCTTGAAGAAGTAGCGGGCAAAGTAAAGCCCGTCAGCTTCGCACATGCTGGCACGGATAGAATCGTCAGCAGTCGTCATTCTCCATCACCCGCTTAATATCGTCAGGCGACATAGTGACTACCCGAACCGGGCCACCGCCCTGACCTGTTAGTTCCACAACCTGCTTATCAAGCCCGGTGAGCTTAGCCTTGCCCATTGTTGCAGCTACAGCGGCTGATGATTGAGGCGTTTCGGCGCTTAATGCTTTCTGCCTGGCCTCTTCCAGCTCAGCCAACAGAGAATCAATAGTTACGTTATGGCGCTGCCTAATCTCTCCCTGGAGCTCCTTGAGTCTTAGGGCGATCTTAGGGTTATCCTTTAAATTGCTGGCTTGAACATGTACTGCTTCCGGCTTCATCTTGTCAGCAGCATACGCCGTCCGATAAGCCTCTGAAGCATTACCCGTTTCGATGTATGCCTGACAGAAAGCCTCTTGCTTAATTGTCAGACCTGCCATAGTCATTCCTTACGATGTTTGTTCGTCTTTATCCGGCTCGGGCACGTATTCCATCTCCTGCACGTTATCAGGTGCCAGGTATACCCATGAGCCGTCCTCGCGAGCGATGCCGATGAAGCCGTTGATAATCTCGGGCTGAGATCGCTTCATCAGACCTTCATGGGTTTCGCCTGTTTTGGTTTTGACTGTGATGCGGTAGGTGTCAGCCATGATTTCCTGCCCGTTATATTTTTCGAGTGCCATCATCAGGCGCACTCGTAAATGCGCCTTGTGATGAAAGCCGTTGTGAAAGAGGCTCTCACCTCTTTTTGTTGCGTTTCGCATCTTCTGAGGCCAGAAGAACGTCAAGAAGTAGCTCTGCTTTCTCAACGCTAGAGACGCCGTAGGAAATGCGACCGCAGCTGAGGTCTTTAAAACCATCTTTAAGATATCGGCATATGGTTTCGAGTTGCTGCTTTTCATTTTTCGTCATTTGGGAAGCCCGGGTATGGTTATCTGAAGTTGACTGGCCAGTGCGTTAATTTCAGACAGCAGAGCCGGCTTCGCATATCGCCAACTTGCGAGACCGGACCCACAGTAACTTGCCATGTCTTTCTTCTGGTCAAACTCATGGCACTTCATGTTGAGCTGAGCGCTCAGGCTGTTGCGGCGTTGAAGTTCACCAGTAAAGAAATCATCCAGAACCGTATAGACTCCCACTTCGAATGCAGGGTCAATGTACGATGCGTACTTGTAGGCAATGAAACGGTTTGCAAAGGTTCCACCACCATTACCACGGGTAGATTCTAAATGTATGCCGGGGCTACATTTGGCTAACTCATTGATAAATGCTTGCACGCCGTCAGCCTGGAGAAAGTTTGCCGGCCTGATGCTGTCGATTGCTCTCCCGCCAAGAAAGGCTGCGTCACCTTTATTAGCGCGGTCTCTTGCGACCTTCCAGATATCGGTAAGACATACCAGCCCGTCATCATTCACTCTTACTGGTTCATTGAATAACGTGATGCTTTTCATGGTCGATTCCTTTTAGGAAGATGAGCCTGTCGCACAGAACAGCCGCCACCCGAGAGGCCGCCATGATGCCAACGGTTGTTCTCAGGCTCAGCTTTCTGAAAGGCTCAGGTTATTGTTTGCGCGTGCGAAGCGCATAAAAAAGCCCCGCATTAGCAAGGCCGATATTGCTTGGTTGCTGATGGTGAAACTACGTGCGGGTTGTCCAATTACCCTTTGGCATTGCGGTAGATGGACTTAATCTCGGCGATAACCTGCTGCTGAGATTTGATCTGCTCTTCACGGATGCGGGTTAACTCTGCTCTGTGCCTTTTCTCCTGCCTCCACATGAACAGCGTCATGATTAGTGCGCCGATACAGCCGCCGGAGATGATGTTGTAAATGGAATAACCGCTCATTTAGTGGCTTCCGTTCCGCAGTTGGCTTTCCAGCTTTTGTTGTGGGCAAGAATTGCGCGCTTGGTGCGATCATCCATGGAGAGGATGTCAGCTTCCGTTACCAAGATCGGTTTTACCCATGTGCAGGCGGTATCGACCACTTCAACTCTTGTTGAGCCACTCTGAGCGCAGCTCGTCGTCAACAGCGCTGCCAGGCATGCGGGAAACAGTGTCTTTAACATCAGATGCCTCTTTGGCGGTTGTGGTCTGGCGGTTGGCTACAGCCTTTTCGGCTTCCAGCTTAATCTCGGTTTCCCGCTCTACAGCTTTCTGCTCTGCTTTCGACTTCCCCTTCGAGTGCCCAATGCCAAAAGCCGCGGCAATAGCCATGACGACCGCACCAACAATGCCAAGGATGAATTCAATGCTCATGGCTTATCCTCCGACGGAATGCCTTTGTCGATTTGCTGCTCTTTGATGTCTTTATTGGCGGCAATAGACTTGGCACCGATGTATCCGGCAGTGGCAAAGCCAAAGAAAAGGCCGAAAGTGACATCGGAGAGAGTTCCCTTGTATGCCTGCCAGCTCACTACACCGCAGCAAACCAGAAACGCTATGGCGGCCTGCGTGCGGCTAAAAGAGATATTGCCGCTTGCGCCCCGAAGCATGCTGAACGCGTCCATTAGATGATGCCTTTGTAGATGTCGTAAGTACCGGTGCGCATAACGTCAGCGTGACGGCGGGCCCGGTTTGGGGTCTGTCTTGCCCATTTGCTGTTCAGCATTCCAGAGACTGCACCGTCGAAATCACCGTTAGCAATCATCGCCAGCGTGTTTTTGAACCCCGCGAGACCGGCAACGCCCATCTGATACGCCATGGAGTAAAGAACATCTTCGCGGGCCGGATTGCATGCCTGTAGTGCGCTGTTAATGGCAGGATTGTTTCGGCATTCCTTAATAACGTTATCAACGAATACCTGAAGCCATACGTCGCCTACAGCACGAGGAACTGTGAACGTGTAGTTACTGACCTGGGCACCTTTCGGGCCAATCTTGATGCCACATGCTACTGTTGGGTATCCCTCAGTATCGATGTACGGCTTTTCACGATAGCCTTCTTCGTAGTTCAGGATCTGGATAATCTGGTTCATTTATCTTCATCCTCCTGTACTACCTGCTTCACCTTGTCCGCCGTCTTATCTGCGGTCTGCTGTGGAAGGCTGTCGAGCTTCTGTTTGATTTCGTTTACTGTGCGGTCGCGTTTTTCTGTTCGCTGCAAACTCTCTGCGCGAAACATGAAATAACCCGATGTAACCCCACCAAAGAAAATGCCGACGGCAGTAACAATCACTATCAGCCATGGGAGGCTTCGCCTCAGCGGGTTTCGAGAATCCTGCTCTGGGATCTGATTAGCTGTTCCTGTCATTTCTGTGCTCCCAGCGCTGCGCGCAAAAGCGTGACTTCCGCCGCCAGGCTTTGATTGGATTCGGTTAGGTTTTTCACCTCTTCTGTGAGGCGGTCATTCTGTTGCTTGACGAACGAAAGCTGATTTTCGATAACTTCAAGGCGAGCGTTGGAACGGGCCAGCTCTTCGAAATACTTTCGTATCTCTTCATCCCGCTCACGCAGGAGCTTACGCAGTTCCTGATTCTCCCTTTCAAGCCTGTCGAGTCCGCGCTCCTGCCTGTCGAGCATGTCGATTTGTTGTGTGTCGTTAGCGTTCCGGGCTCTGTTGCTAACCCAATAACGACTGAACGCCATCGCGCCAGCCAGAGCTGTGGCAACAGAGCTACCAGCGCCGATAAAAAACTCTTTGGTAAGAAACTCCATTGCCATATTGAGCTCTCCGACCGTGGTCGGCTGTGGTGTAGTTAGGAAAGGCCAGCGAGGCATCGGATGCGATGGCTCATCTGTGATTGATTGCCTGTGGCCTAATACGAAAAAGGCCCGCCGAAGCGAGCCTTAAATATTTGGAGTGATTGGGTTGTGGTACGCAGTCTATTCGGCATAGCAACTCTGCGCAGATGCTTTTTCCGGTGCCAGCAGTGAGAAGTGCCGGAACAATGCCTTATTCACCACAACGGAAAGCTGCCTGTTTCACAACACGAACGCCCCGCGTAGCGGTTCAATCGTCAAGCAGCTTACCTGTTGTGCGCCCATTATTAATCACACCGGGCCAGTGCGCCGAATTAGTTGATGAGGAATCGGAAGACCTCACTGGTGTTTGGCCGTTAGGCTACTGCCAGGAATTGCTCATCGTTTGCATTTATCTTTGTGGTCAGTTTCTAAAAAGCCCGCAAAGTCGCTAACGTGACGAAAACTGGAAAGAGCACTGACGAGCGTCGTCACAATTCCACACCAACCTTTCGCATCTGCGCTATTCGGGGAATGCGGATTGCCGTCTGCCTAATGCCCTTACCGGATTTCGCCAATAAAAAAAGCCGCCGAAGTAACTTAAGAGTCACTAACGGCAGCTTACCGTGTAATTATGGCTAAATGGATAATTGGTTGTCAAGCACTTTAGGAGCAATATGCTTGACTTTGCCTACACGTTTACGACTTTTGAAAGCAACTTGCATCGGTTGGTACAAAACGAAAAGCGACGCATTGAGGATTTCGTCAATTTCGTTTCTACAGGTTGCCAGTGAAGGTTTTCTCCATCCCTCGCCACCACGTCCACACATCTTGCGTGGCTTTGCAGTCGCGTGATAGTAGGATGCAATTGCTCGCTTAGATGAACCATGAGCGTAGTAGCTGAGGAGGATGCCAAAGGCTTTCTTGTCAATGTACATGACGGAATCGACGACCTGAGAAATCAACATTCCATCATCATCATTGCACATTGGCCTGGTCATAATTCTTCCCGGCTCTACGCTCTCCATGAACTTAGCGATAACGCTGCTCATGCGCTTCTCCAGGCGACCTGAATAAACCCATGCGCCCCATAGCTCCAGCCATCCGTTAATCCAGTCGTGCTGCTCTTTGGTAAGGCTTAATTCGCGTACCGTCATGCTGCATCGCCTCCATCAGCCCATTCGCCATCCTGCCTGATTATGTATGGCTGGAAGTCATCGCTGCCTGTTTCAACATGGGAAAGATTTCCACGTCGATCTGTTTTGAACATGCCAAGTGGCAAATACTGACGAGGAAACTGATTATGCCATCTGCCATATTCAGTTTCGGATCCATCGCTGTAATGCGTTGGCCCGCATGCACTACAAAGTTTTTTACCTTTCGATTCTGGCGAATAAGACCAGTCAAAAAACCTTTCAAATAGCCCATTAAACCCTTGCGATGAAAGGGCGGTGTTCTCAACGCACCCGCACTTTTCACACTGAAATAAACTCATGCTGCGCTTCCCCCATCAGGCTTATTTAGTCCAAGTCGGTTAATAACTTCCCGGCGCATTGCTTCGAGGCGCTTGCGTGTATCGTCATTCGTCTTTAACGCATGGTCGATGTCCTCAAGCATCTCCTTATCCTTCTGGCGCTGCTGAGCTAATGCGATACTGGTTACTGTGGTCACGATGAAGCCTCCTCATGTGAGCGGGCGCTGGTCATCAGCACGCCATTAATGACTGCGTGACGCTTAGCGTTAGTGTCACCGATGTACTTTCTGACGGTATCGCGGTGGCATGAAAGCTTACGGGCTACCTCGCTGAGGCATCCGTTACACTCATGAAGTAAGCGAGGAACTGTCTGAACGATAATCATGCTGCCTCCATAAGTTCGGCTATATCGGGTAACTTCCCGCCCAGCTCAGTCACCACCAAAACGAGCATTCCACCTTTAACCGCCTGACAGCGCTTGATGCGCATATCGTCTACCTGACCGTCATCCAGCCAGAAGCCCGCACTTGTAAGTGCGTCAAAAACGGCTTTGGGTAGATTGTCCAAATCGCGTTTGCGGTTATCGGGAGGTGCTGCGTGGATGGTGATTCTGATGCGGGGTTGGATTTTGATGTCTAAATTGTGCTGCTGAATGATTTCGATTACTTCTCGTCGGTATCGCTTACCCCAATCGCTGATGTAGTGGATTCCTCTTGAGTGCCTCCAATACCGATTATTGGAAGGCGGCCAGGGCAGGACTATTCGGTATTGATTCATCGCACCGTTACCCTCCACTCTCTGCACTCTTCGTTTTTACAGAGCCTGAGAGGTGATTTAGCCATTAGCTTCCTCCTCTCTGATTTTTTTAATCGCAGCCTTCAGCTCGTCAACTTGCTGTGGCGTCCAGGCGTCGCGGAGGTTTTCGGCAACCCGCTTTAGCTGGTCGGCGCTATCCTTTGTCATCAGGCACACCTGTCGCCCGCTCTTCAGCCAAACATCAACTTGTTCAACCTTTTCCTTGTAGAGCCTTTCTGCCGCAAACATGGAAAGTTTTAGTAAAATGTCATAAAGCCACGTCATCATTACCCTCCGCCATTTGTGAGTTCGGGTCTCGATATACAAGCCTCTCGTTGATGCACTCGCCGCAGGCATAGGTTTCATCCGGCTCCAGTTGCTTGCTGCATCCTGCGCAGAGAGCTCTGGCTATGCTCTGCTGCTCGTAGGCTTGGGTTTGGGTGGGGTTAAGCATGCTTCCTCCTGGCGCGCAGGCGTTCCCACATCACATCGTGAAGGTGAGAGGTATACGCGAAGGTTTTTATTTCGGACGGGGATACTTCTGGCTTTCGTTTCTTTCGGTGGGTAACGCGGTAGATGCAGTTTTCGCAGACTATGTCGGTGATACTTCGTCGCTGTCGCCTCATGCAGCCACCTTCCTTCCAGTTCGCCTGGCCCACTCAATCGCCTCCTGAGCGTCCTCGCTCCACCGGACGTCTCTCTCTGCGCCGAATGCGTAAATCAACTCCAGAAGCTCGCTGAATTCGCTAACGCGCATCTTGCTGGTCGACTGCCCGAGCACGACAAAACCGCCTTTGATGCCCGGCGCTGAGCGTTGCCCTTTAAGCGCTGCGGTGAAGATGTGCTTCCAGTCTTCGCTATCCAGCTTCATGCCATGCCAGACGACCTGTTCAGACACATCGCGCAGGGTCGCCCAAAGACGCTTGTTCTGCTCTACTGAGCGCGTCTTTTCCTGAATGGTCACGATGAGAGGCCTTTCTGGGTCGGGGTAAATCTGCAGGATGGTGCGGATGGCGTTTTGCTGGACTAGCGGTGTACGGATTTCAAACGTTTGTTTCCTCATTCCTATTCTCCAGCTTAATCAGTACGAATGCGCTGCACAGAAGAATCAGCGCGTCAGTGAACATCAGGCCGTCCTGCTTAACGATGGCCGCGAACAAGAAGCACAGGCCGATGAAGACCAGCATTATGATGCTCATATCAGGCTCCGATTCGTGATGTGATGAGCTTTGCAAACGGGCTTATCGGCGAAGCCTGGTTAATCGGCTTGCGTTCAGGTGCCGGGTAATACTCGTAGCACCGCGTCTTGCGGCCATCTGATAGCTCGGTGTGGACATACTTCCGTGTCAGCTCGCCGTTCATCTCCAGCACCCGCATGGTGTTGATGCAATACACCGGAGAAAGGCCGGTTATTTCGCTGGCCTGAATCGCAGTGAGCGCGCCGAACTCTTTCACGCAGCGGATAAGCTCGGCTCTGTGATTAACGGAATCGACCAGACGCCATCGCCGGGGCTTCTGGCTGGTTCCGGTCAGCTCGCCGTCTTTCTGCATGCGGTTGAGTACGACGCGAACTGCTTCTAGTGTGTTCCCTGTTCGTCTGGATATTTCGTTCGTGGTTAAAACCATCCCGACATTCATGATGGCGAGAATTTTGGCTCGTATCGTTTTCATGGGATTGCTCCGCTCAATACCTCGCGCGACTGATTGCCTGAAGCATTATCAGCTGGCTGGTAAAGAGATATCGTTTGGTGAGTGTTTCTATGTCGATGAAGCGAGGGGTGCCGATGTATCTGGCGATAGTGTCTATGTCGTCGCGGGTTATTTGCATGGCTCAGGTGCCGCAGCAAGCATGGCGATATAGGCATCCTCAAGTTCACAGTCATCGACGCACCTCACTTTGCTGAACCATGCCTCAGCAAAGGCAATCTGCATTTCAACAGTCGGCTCAATCGGCACCAGTTTCCATCCCGCCGGTACAACTGCCTTACCTGCCAACGCAGTGGGGCGTCGATTCCACTCTTCAATGCTATTGGCCGTGGCACCGCAGTCCTCACATTCGGGCCCGCACATGGGAACGCCATCATCATAGCTACCCATCCACCCATTGGGATCGCATCTGCCGCCGCAAAACGGACATGGTAGATTTCCATTTTCATCAGTGACAACCGCCTTACCTGCCAGAGATTCGAACTGCTGCGATGTGGTGTCGGCTTGTGCTTGCTCGGCTTCCATCATTTGCTCATACTCAGCAATCTGTGGGTCATACGGCAACGAGTCATCAGCAATGCTGGGCGCGGGCGGGTAGTTCGCCAGCATCCAGGCGATCACATAATCGGCCTTGAAGCGCTCAACCGGGAAACCTTCGTTCAAGTCGCGGAAGTGGTAAACGACTTTATGCAGATCAGGCACGACTACAGGCTCCGCACGCTCCCGCTCTTTGCGCAGCGCCAGAAGCTCCTCAACGATTAAGGCGCTTTCCTCCCAAGCCTGACTCTCGCTGCCATCATGTATTTTTGCCAGAAGGCGATAGCGAACTGACAGCTTCTCTAAAACGTCATTGCTAATAGTGCTCATGGTTAATCCTTGTGATGTTCGGTTGGCGTTTGCCAGAATTCTTCATTGTCGCGATCTGCCCAGCGGAGCCAGACGCAGTCGTAAACGAAAGGGATGAATGCTTCGAAAAATGCCTTCCACTGCGCATCCCGGAAGCCGGTAGCAATATCCACCATTGCCTCAAGGGGATTGCCGCGCGTTGGTGGCCGCTTGATACCAGAAAGTCTTTCGAACTGAACTATCAACTCCTCTTCATCAAGGCATCTTTCCATCACAGCCTTGAATCGTGGGTTAAGAGCCAGCTCCATCATTGCCATGCTCACCATCAGAATCCCCCCTTCTTATTCGGTTTGCGTTCGCGCTCTTCCCTGCGGAAACGAGCTTCTTGCTGGTCGATGTCGTAAAGAATGCCGTTGCGCTGCTCAACGTAAACAGTGCCTGTGTTGCCGTGTCGGTTAAGTCGCAAAAGCAGCTCTGTTTCTGCCGGATTAACCGTGTCGTCATCCTCCGATTCGCGATAGATACCGAGCCAGTAATCACAGTCCTGCTCAATCTGGCCGGTAGAGCGTGAGTCGCTAGGCAGCGGGCGCTTATTGGCGCGAGCCTCTGAGCCGCGGTTAAGCTGCGCCAGAAGCACCACAACGCAGTTAAGCTCTTTAGCCAGCACCTTGAGACCCTTGGTGATGATGCCGTATGCCTGCGCCTCGGTATCAGCTTTCTCGGCAGCCATGAGCGTGAGGTAGTCGACAAGTACCATTCCCACCTCGCCGCGCTCGCGCTTAATGCGGCGCGACTCGGATACGATGTGCGCCAGAGAAAGGCCCGGTGTGTCGTCGATGTACAGGTTGTTGCTGTCGGCAATCTGTGTACCCATGGCGAGTGCCTGGGCGAACTGGTTTTCGTTGTAGCCGTTCTGGTAAAACACATCCGACTTCACGCGGGAGTGCTGCGAAATGATGCGCTCTACCAGCTGCTCGGTCGGCATTTCGAGGCTGAACGCGAGGGCTGGCAGGTTTTCTACCAGCGCGCAGTGGATAGCCATTTTCTGGTAGACAGTGGTCTTGCCCATCTTCGGACGCGCGCCCACAACGAAAAGAGATCCGCGCACGATTCGCTTTGGCTCCAGCATTTCGTCCAGCGCTTCAATCCCGGATGTCAGTCCTACCGATGACGGGTTTCCTTCCAGTCGTTCACCGACCTGATAAGTCCATTTGTTGAATGCATCCCTGAATGTGATCAGGCCGCGATGATTGCCTGTTTTGGCTTTGTCATCGACCTTCATCGCCAGCGCCTGAACGGCTTCCAGCTTCTGCGCAGTCGTCATTCCTGAGCGCGAGTAGAGCACCTCAAGCATCTGCGTAGCCTGCTCGATTGCCATGCGCTCGGTCGATTTGTCCTTCACGACATTGGCGTAGTGCATGACGTTTGCTGCACTTGGCGTGTTGCGGGATATGTCTGCCAGATAAGCAAAGCCGCCTACCTGCTCAAGCTCTCCCTGCATCTCCAGTGCGTCTGAAAGCGTCAGCATATCCAGCGCTTTGCCTTTGGCGTTCAGCCCCTGCAACGCTGCGAAGATTCTGCCGTGCTGCCTGCTGTAGAACATGTCAGCATTCAGGAAGCCGAGCACCTTCTGGACGTTGTCGCTATCCGGGGCGACCATCACTGAGCCGAGTACGGCCTGTTCAGCTTCGTAGTTGCTCGGCGGGGTTTTGCAATCAGAGGTCATCGCAGGCCCCCTCTCGCGTCTTTGCGTACACATCGACGTTCAGGAAGAACTCAATGGACTTTTTCCGCCAGGTCTTGCCGGTGCGATGGTCTGGTCTGTTTTCCAGCATCCAGCGGCAGTTGGTGGCGATGTAGTTCAGATAGACTTCCCAGTCGTTCAGGGTGAACGGGTGACCGTCAAGTTGCCGGGTAACTTTGCTGGCTTTCTGCCAGAAGGTGCGGATCAGGTTTCGTCGCTTGTCAGTCAGGATGTTTATCCCTTGCGCTTCAGGAAGAACTCTGCGGTAAACATCGACCACCTGTTCGCAGCTGAGAGACGGTTTTTTCTGTTCTGGATTTTCTGAGGAAGATGCACTCTCTCTTACGTTAGTAAGAGAGTTATTATTTATATTATTGTTTATGGACAAACGTTGGACATCTCTTGGACAAACATCGCTGAGAGCCGCATTTTTACTGGTGTTTGCGTTGGACAAGTCTTGGACATTCGTTGGACAATTTTGAGCCTGAAAATCTTCGTATTTAACGATGGTGATGAGGCTGAATTTCTTCTGCATCGACGTGACGGTAATCATCCCTTTAGCCTCAAAACTTCGCAGGAGGCTCTTAATTTTGTTGTCGGGAATGAACGTTTCGCTTACCAGTGTCGGGCGGCCTGTAATCATCTGCCCGCGCTCAACGGTAACCGGTCCAACATCGGTGTTTACGACGGTATCCTCATGGTTTGCCTTGAGGATGAGATGCACCCAAAGATGCACGGCCTGAGAGTCCTTGTAGAGTCGGCTATCCATAAACTGGCGGTGTATAGAGACAAACCCCATACCGGCTGCCTCCTGCTGGTTTACGCGGCGTTCTTGCTGCCGGTAGTCTGCTAATTTAACGACGCCCATTCTTCACTCCTGCCTTAGCCAGTCGATAAACACCAATGAACCGTTCAGCGAACGATCTGTTATTGGCTGCCGCTACAACCAACCCGTCAGGTGATTCAGGGTGCCGAATCTCTTCTTTTTCCTGGTACTTCCTGCGTTTTCGCATTAAAATGTCTCCTGTTGATTGTGTTGGCGTAACACAGTTTGCTAAGCCTCAAGCGTTCCAGCGCTTGGGGCTTTATCTTTTGTGAGAAGCAGTGCTACCTGCTTTGCAAGATTCGATAATTCCTCGTCTTCCACTCCCCATTCCAGAATTGCCAACAGCATCGACATCTTCGGGATCATGCTGGATTTCCAACGGGTAATTTGCGACTCATCAACGCCCAGCTGCGATGCGATATTTCGCTGACCGCGAATAGCGATGCGGTTAAAAATGTTGCTGGTAATTGCGTTGGCTCTCTTGCGTGTGCTTGTAAGTTCCATTCGGTATTCTTCCTTTGTGATTTAGATAGATACGTGCGCAGACCGTGGGGTCTGCCACTTAAATGAATTACCGCGTTGTCGGCGGTTCAGATTGGTAAAGAGCGGGTACTGCTTATGCGGCCTGCGTATCGCGACGATTGCCAGGGAACGGCTTAAGCTCCTCAGCAGAAACTGACCCATCATCGTGGACGGTCACAGTTATGTTTCTTTTTGAATTGATAGCTTTGAATATCGCGCTTTGATAAACGCCCAGGTCACTAGCTGTTTTTGTCTGACCAAAACGGGCCGCGTAATCTTTAAGTTTCAAACGCTGCATATAGCGGTCCTCCTTATGAACAGTTTCATTATCACCGCAAGAGGTAAAATAGTCAACACATGCGGTGTTAGTGATTTATTCCATGCGGTGATAAATTTGCACCATGAACACTAAAAAGAAGCCTCTCTCCGCAGAGCAGCTAGAAGACGCAAATCGTCTGAAAGCGATTTATGAAAGTAAAAAAAATGAACTGGGCCTGTCTCAGGAGTCAGTGGCGCATGCGATTGGGGTTGGTCAGTCTGCCGTGGCGGCTTTGTTAAATGGTGTAAACGCATTGAATCACGGTAATGCAGCGGCTTTGGCAAAAGTGCTTCGTGTTGGTGTTGAGGAGTTTAGCCCTTCACTTGCAGCAGATATTGCCGATATGTATGCATCATTAGGCACTGAAAAAGGTGTTAACCCTGTGTATGAGTACCCTCTGTTTACCTCTGTACAGGCAGGAGGGTTTGCTGAGGTGGGAACATATACTGCAAAAGATGCTAAGGCGTGGGTCGAAACCACCAGGAAAGCAAGCGCAAACGCTTTTTGGCTTGAGGTGAAGGGTCATTCAATGACGGCGCCTCAGGGGGTTCGTCCAAGTTTTCCGGAAGGCATGCTGATACTCGTAGACCCGGCTGAGGATGTGGAGCCTGGTGACTTCTGCGTGGCGTCTATCAATGGCGACTCAGAAGTGACTTTCAAGAAATATGACCGTGATGCAGGTGTCAGTTATCTCGTTCCGTTAAACCCTGCGTACAGAGTTCTCGATTGCGATCACACCTGCCGAATCATAGGCAAGGTAGTTAAGGCGCAGTGGCCTGAAGAGACGTTTGGCTGATCGGCAAGGTGTTCTGGTCGGCGCATAGCTGATAACAATTGAGCAAGAATCTTCATCGAATTAGGGGAATTTTCACTCCCCTCAGAACATAACATAGTAAATGGATTGAATTATGAAGAATGGTTTTTATGCGACTTACCGCAGCAAAAATAAAGGGAAAGATAAGTGCTCAATAAACCTGTCTGTTTTCCTTAATTCTCTGCTGGCTGATAATCATCACCTGCAGGTTGGCTCCAATTATTTGTATATTCATAAAATCGATGGAAAAACTTTTCTCTTTACCAAAACAAATGACAAGAGTCTGGTTCAGAAGATAAATCGCTCTAAAGCTTCAGTTGAAGATATTAAGAACAGCCTCGCAGATGACGAATCATTGGGATTCCCATCTTTTTTGTTTGTTGAAGGCGACACCATTGGTTTTGCCAGAACTGTTTTCGGGCCGACCACATCCGATCTGACAGATTTTTTAATCGGGAAAGGAATGTCATTAAGCAGTGGAGAGCGCGTTCAGATAGAGCCACTGATGAGGGGAACCACCAAAGACGATGTTATGCATATGCATTTCATCGGCCGAACAACGGTGAAGGTAGAAGCCAAGCTACCTGTATTTGGCGATATATTAAAGGTCTTAGGGGCAACAGATATTGAAGGGGAGCTTTTTGACTCATTGGATATAGTCATTAAGCCAAAATTTAAAAGGGATATAAAAAAGGTTGCCAAGGATATTATTTCTAACCCGTCACCTCAATTTTCAGACATTAGCCTGCGGGCAAAAGATGAGGCCGGAGATATTTTAACAGAACATTATCTATCAGAAAAAGGCCATCTCTCAGCGCCTCTGAACAAGGTCACCAATGCTGAGATAGCTGAAGAGATGGCATATTGCTACGCAAGAATGAAAAGTGATATACTGGAATGTTTTAAAAGGCAGGTGGGCAAAGTTAAGGATTAATTATCAGGAGTAATTATGCGGAACAGAATCATGCCTGGTGTTTACATAGTAATAATTCCTTACGTTATCGTAAGCATTTGCTATCTCCTTTTCCGCCACTACATTCCTGGTGTTTCTTTTTCAGCTCATAGAGATGGTCTTGGGGCGGCATTGTCATCATATGCAGGAACCATGATTGCAATCCTGATTGCTGCCTTGACGTTTCTAATCGGAAGCAGAACGCGCCGACTGGCCAAGATTAGAGAGTATGGGTATATGACATCGGTAGTTATTGTCTATGCCCTTAGTTTTGTTGAGCTTGGAGCTTTGTTTTTCTGCGGGTTATTGCTTCTTTCCAGCATAAGCGGCTACATGATACCCACTATCGCCATCGGCATTGCCTCTGCATCGTTCATTCATATATGCATCCTTGTTTTCCAACTATATAATTTGACCAGAGAACAAGAATAACCCGGCCACCGCGCCGGGTTTTTTATTGCCCTTTCCTTACCAGTTCCGCAGCATCCCTGTTAGCTCCCTTTCCTATAACATTCCCGGTCACCCTCCTGTTGTGCTCCAACCTTTCCACAAGGTTATCTTTGGTTATAGGCACCTGAGCCGCGACCAAATCAACCACGGCAAGCCCTATCGCATTCAGAATTAAACCCGCCTTTTCGTCATCCATATAACCTCCACCGCCCATTTTTAAAACAGCTCAGCATATCACAGGGGATTGTGCACGTTCTTTAAGTATGAAAAATGAGCAAAAAAATAAATTATCTTATAAATCATAAACATCAACACCGCTTGTGATTTTTTATCTCCTGCGGTGTTGACTACAAAACCACTGGCGGTGATACTAAGTCCATCAGCAGGACGCTGGTAGCCAAACGGAACAGATTGGCATCGCTCTTTAACTTCGACGGTGCGCTGACAAAGCGCGAAAAGATACCAAACGAAATGGGGTTTGGGGTGCGGGCAGAAGCCAACCTCTTCGGCGGAGGCGCTCGGCAATGAGTACGCGGTCAGGGTTAGCCGCCTGACTGCCTGCACCACCAAAGCCATTTCACACGAGGACAAAGCCATGACGGTTATCCAATACGGTTCTTCAGTATCAGCTGGTAACGCTAAAACTCGCCGTCATGAGCGGCGCAGAAAGCTCGCTATCGAGCGTGACTCTATCGGCAATATCATCGACTCCATTTTAGGTTGCGAGGCTCCTGACGCTTCTCAGGAAGAATCACGCAAGCATTCAAGTCGCGTTGACCGGGCCACTTCGCTCGTAGCTCTCCGCGACAAGAAGCCGGAAGTAACCGAACGCAAGCGCAACCCGGCATACAAGAAGCCGGTTAACCACCCTACCCACTTGATGAACGCGCACCAGAAAATGCGCGGTAAATCGATTCCTGCTTATTACGACTATCAAAAGGATTAACAAAATGAACTCTGCTGAATTATCAAAAATTCTGGATGAGCACAAAGTGTGGGTGACTTCGTTTGGTGCAAACGGATCTAAAGCCAACCTGCGCGATGCCAACCTGAGCGGTGCCAACCTGCGCGATGCCAACCTGAGCGGTGCCAACCTGCGCGATGCCAACCTGAGCGGTGCCGACCTGCGCGGTGCCAACCTGCGCGGTGCCGACCTGCGCGGTGCCGACCTGCCTGATCTCACCTTTGTAATCATGGGTGAGAAATATTTTATCAGCATCACGAACGGCGAATATGTCCGCGCCGGTTGCCAGAACCATACCGCAGAAGAATGGCGTAAATACAGCAAGCATGAAATTGCTGAAATGGATGGTCGTAAGGCCCTGAAGTTTTACCCACGCTTGCTGGATATTATTGATTTCTATCTTGGCAAGGGTGAAAGACCAGACTGGTTAACCAGCAAAGAATACGCAGATGAGGTCGCAGAATAAGCGGCCTTTCTTTTTGGCAGCAAGCCACTTATCTGAGGTGAGATATGAAATTCAAAGGTACGCCGGGGCCGTGGGAAGTAATGAACGCAACGGATGTGTTCACACAGCAAGGGTCTGCAAACGGAAGTGGTGTTGTCTGTGATAACGACGATGGATGGCAGGTTGCTGGATGCTTCAATGGGGAAACCTTTGTCCAGGGTGAGTTGGTAACACTCTCCCTTTCTGAAAAGGAAGCTAACGCCCGTCTGATAGCTGCGGCACCTGAACTTCTCGATGTCCTCCAGTTGATCACCCTCTATCACGAAGACGGCAATTGTCAGCTTCACAAAGAAGACGTTGCGCTGGCCCGCGCAGCAATAGCTAAAGCCATCGGCGAGGAGGAGTGAATGAAGGTAAAAATTACGAAGTCTAATACCAGCTTTGTCAGACCAGGTGAAATTACTGATATCGAAACAAGGCCGCATGGCAGCCAGTGGATGTGGTCGGAATCACACCAAAGATACGAAAAGCTCTCGTGGGTAACAAACATGTGGGGTGTTGAATACGAAGAGATTACTACCCCACCAGCTGAATAGCAGCCGATAGCCGATTCATGGAGTCGGTTATCTGATGCAACCACCAATCAGCAGAAGGATAAAACATGACCAAAATCTACATCACAAAATATGCGCTTACTTCAGGAATATTTACAGCTGAAGCCAATGTGGATACTGAGAAAAGTATGGCGTCATTCCGTGGCTCAGAATCAGGCTTCGTGCAGTATTACCATGGCGATGATTTCCATTTCAATAAAGAGGGCGCATTGGCTCGCGCCGAAGAAATGCGCAATAAGAAACTCAAGTCACTGGATAAGCAGATGAAGAAAATATCTGCCATGAAGTTTGAAATCAAAGATTGAAATCGCAAGCCGTATTCACAGAGTACGGCTGACGATGCAATCCGCATCATAACTGGACAGGAGACGAAGACCTGTTCTGGTTAAATGGAGAAATAACCCTTGTTGTCTGTTCACCCTCTCCGGAGGGCTTTTTTTCGCCTGGAGGAAATATGAAATACCCCATTCCTGATTCTGAAGATATCGAATGGCAGCAAGAGATGCTCCGTGAGATGGATTCGAATTTAGATGCTGTTTTGGATGACTTCGATTTGGATTCTGAGGTTGAAGGATTATTGCTCGATGTTCGGGCAAGGCTATCTTCACTGCGCGAATATTCAGGTTTCTAGCCGCCTAAGCGCGGCTTTTCCGCATGGAGGAAGTATGGGTGATATGGGTGAATTCTGGCGGGACTGGAAACCAGAATTGAAAGAACGAAGAAAGAAAGCCCGCGACTCAGCGCATGATCGCATAGCGGCATTCTTCAAGAGAAATGAAGTGGAATTTGAGGAAGGTAACAATACGCTGATATTCAGGACGCCACAGGGAACAGTTGCTTATTACCCGCCAAGCCAGCGCATGCAGCACAAGAATAACTGGAAAGATTGCTCGCCTACTTACTGCATGAATTACGTGAAAAAACTCAGAGCCGTTTAGGCGGCTCGCATATCAACAGCGCTTCATTCGAGGCGTTTTCGCTATGCCAATTAACCAAGGATAACACCATGCAACAGTTCGCTTTTGCAGGGTGGCCTGTTGTGGGCTGCTCTGAATCTCTACTCGATCGCATCACACGCAAGTTACGCACTGGCTGGAAAAAGCTGGCCGACATCCTCTCTCAACCCGGAGTGCCTAACCATGACTATTGTCCCTGTTAACGGAACCATTCTGGTTCAGCAAGGTAATCGCGAGTTCAACAAGCTCTATGAAGCTGCATTCCCGGACACGGATGAGGGTCGCCATTCAGCATATGAATGGGCGTGGGAAATCGCGATGGGATGGAATGATATTCAGGACGACGACTGGAACAAAAAACATGCTGCATGAATTAGAAGACGACGACTTCATCGCTCTCATCTCTCCTGAAATTGAAGAAGAGGTAGAGCAGCAAATTAACCTGGCGGCTGAGCGCATGAATCAGCCAATCACGTGGCAAGAGTTCGCGGGGAATTACTCATGACAGAGAAGCTTGTTTATCAGGCAATCAGCGCTGTAGCCAAGGAAATGGCGGCAACGGGCATCAGCAAGGACAGGACGAACACGCAGCAAAACTTCAAGTTTCGCGGCATCGACCAAGTCTATAACGCGCTGGCTCCGGCGCTGGTTAATCACGGACTCCTTATCCTCCCCCGCATCACTGAGCGCACCGTAACCGAGCGCACAACCCCAAAAGGCACTGTCCTGTTCTATGTGGTGGTTAAAGCAGAGTTCGACTTTGTGAGCACAAAAGACGGCAGCGTTCACACGGTAGTCACCTACGGCGAAGCGATGGATAGCGGCGACAAGGCAACGAACAAGGCCATGTCGATTGCCTATAAATACGCAGCGTTTCAGGCGTTCTGCATCCCGACAGAAGAAACAGCGATTGACGCTGATGCTGAGGTTCACCACATCCAGCCTGCTGATGCTGACACCATTCTGGCCGAGTTCACGCAGTATGCAGGCACCGAGAACGACGCCAAGAAATTGCAGGAGCAGTACGCATCAACATGGACGCGCCTTAACGGCTTCCCTGAGCACCAGGCGAAGTGCAAAGACGTAACCGGCATCCGAATCAAAGAACTGAAACAGGCGGCATAAATGGCGAGCAAAGGCGCAATAGAGCTTTACGCTTCTGGCATGAGCATTCCGCAGATTTCATCAACCACCGGCTTACCGCAATCCACAGTAAGACATCACTGCAAGAAAGCAGGCATTTTACGCAGCCGAGGTGATGGGATTCGTAGGGCGGCCGAAGATGGAAGGCTTGGGCAAAACAAAGGGAAGACGCGCATTTTCAGTGAAGAGTGGAAGCGCAACATCAGTGCAGGGAAGCTCAAGCATGCAGATGAACATGCCAGAGGCTACAGAATAAACAGCTCCGGTTACAAGGAGTTTACCAGAGGTGAGCACAAGGGGCGCTCAGAGCACGTAGTTGTCATGGAATCAATAATCGGGCGTCGAATAAAGCGCAACGAACACGTCCACCATAAAGACCGCAACAAGCTGAATAATCACCCTTCAAACCTTCAATTACTAACAATATCTGAGCACTCGGCACTTCATCGGAAAGAGGATGCCGAGGCCGGAGTTATTCGCAGGAGAAATAAAGATGGGACATGGAGTTAATCGCGTAATTTTACTCGGCCACCTCGGGCAAGACCCTGAGGTTCGCTACATGCCTAACGGCGGAGCGGTAACAAGTCTTCGCCTCGCAACATCTGAATCGTGGCGAGACAAGCAGACCGGCGAGATGAAAGAAGTGACCGAATGGCACAGCGTCGTGCTGTACGGGAAACTGGCGGAAGTGGCGGGCGAATATCTGCGTAAAGGCTCGCAGGTTTACATCGAAGGTCAGCTGCGCACCCGTAAGTGGCAGGATCAGAGCGGTCAGGATCGCTACTCAACCGAAGTCGTGGTGAACGTCGGCGGCACCATGCAGATGCTGGGCGGAAAGCAGCAGTCAGACCAGCCTAAACAGCAATCCAAGACAACAAAACAAAAACCGCCAGCGCAACAGTATTCAGTCCCACCTATGGACTTTGATGATGACATACCTTTCGCTCCTGCGACATTACCATTTCCTCGCCACACCATTCACGCTATTTAAGGATGAATATGAACCACTTAATGCTTGACCTAGAAACTATGGGTAATGGCCCATACGCGCCTGTTATCTCCATCGGCGCAACGTTCTTCGAACCAACGACAGGCGATATTGGAGAAGACTTCTCAGTTAACGTGTCGCTTGAATCATCAATGCGATACCGAGCCAGACCGGACGCATCAACAATCCTGTGGTGGATGGAACAAAGTGCTGATGCGCGTCAGTCGTTAACAACTGAAACGGCATCCCTTCCTGATTCCTTGACATGGCTCAGCGAATTCATCAGCAAGCATGCAAACCCTCGCTTTGTTCAGGTTTGGGGGAATGGAGCTTCATTCGACTGCGTAATTCTGCGCAATAGCTACGCGCTGGCGGGAATAGATGCCCCTTGGCAATGGTGGAATGATCGTGATGTAAGGACTGTCGTCGAGATTGGGAAGGCCCTAGGATTTGACCCTAAGCGCGACATGCCATTCGAGGGTACTCGTCACAACGCATTAGACGATGCAATTCATCAGGCCAAATACGTTTCTGCTATCTGGAAGAAACTAATCAATTAACAAATCCTGAGAAAAAAATGCCATCACCTCTTCCCGGGGCGGGATACGCACGCCCGCCAAAACGCTCCGGCACCAAAGAAGAGGTGCTGGCGCGCATCAAAGCACACCTGCAAGAGACGCTGGGAAAGCAGTACGAAACCGAGAGCAAGGAAGCTCGAATGATCCGCCAGGCTGATGCGCTGGCTGACCGATTGCTGTGGGACAAAAACAGCGCCGCATCTTTCCGCCCAAGATTCGTCACCACCGGCCCACGCCTCCCTGAAGAAACAGATAACCGTATGCGCCGCTTCCTCGGTCGATACGGTCACGTTCGTAACGATTAAGGAGTTAACCATGTCCAGAGACCAGGCAAGTTATTTAACCGTAACCGTCGGCGGTAAGTCTGACCGCAAACACACTCCGATGCCGAGCCGCGAAGAACTCATGAAGCGCAACAGCTTCGGCTCTGTGAATAACAACAAATACCTCAACCGCTGGCTGGGAGCGAAGAAATGAACAACGACGAATTAATCGCAGCCGGCCATGAGCTGGCGAAGTGCCTCGACAGCAATACGCCGCTGCTGGATATCGCGAAGCTGCTGAGCAAGATGGCGGCTCAACTCGACGTTACCACCGCGGCGCTGCGCGAAAAGACGAAGCAGTGCGAGCAGGTAGCCCAGGCCGTTGGCTGGGTTGATGGCGGCAACTTTACGCTTGCCGAGGCGGTAGCCGGTAATGTGTCGGGGCTCAAAGCAGCTACTCAGCGCAGTGAGGAACTAGCGGCGGAGAATGCGGCGCTGAAATCAAAAGGCCGCGAGTTGCTCAAGGAGGTGTGCGTCGTTTACGAAAAATATAACGCCAGTATCGATCCAGAAAATGGAAATTTCATGGACGGGCAAACGCTGCATGAGTTTCAGTTTTTGATGGATTGTGAAACCCCCGCCACCGACGCATTCCTGCGCGAAGTGCGGGCGCAGGCCATCATCTCTGCACTGGACTCGCTCGATGGACTTTTCGACACAGACTGTGTGATGGAGACGAATGGCATCAGTTACGAAGAGGCCGAACAGCGAACTACAGGGGCGCTTGCAGTTAACAATGCACTCATTGAATTCGCTGCCAAACTGCGTCAAGGCGGTGCCGCATGAACACAGCAAAACTGAAAGCGGCGGCTGAGAAAGCACGCTGGGGCGACTGGTCTGCATATAAGCCGCATAGTGGGGCGCGCGGATACGAGGTGCGCGTTGGTAGTGAGGCAGTTGCGCAGCATTGCCTGAAAGACGACGCAGCGTTTATTGCTGAAGCAAGCCCAAAGGCTGTTCTCTGCCTGATAGCAGCGCTTGAAGCCAAAGACAGGCGTAACGCTGAGCTTAATTCAACGCTCGAACGCTGGGCGACAGACAGAGCACAAAGCGCCAGTGAACTGGAAGTCGCAGAGAAGCGCATCGCTGAACTGGAGGCGCGCACGGTTAAGTTGCCGAGCATTAACCCTCAAATGTTCAACGACGATGTGATGTTTGGTTATCGAAAAGCACAACGCGAGGCGGTTGAGTTTTGCGCCGTCGCGGGCATCAATCTTGAGACAGGGGGTGAGTAGTGGAAATTACGCCTATCACCCTGGCGACTGCGCGAGAGTTTATCGCGGCGCACCACCGTCACAATAAACCGCCAGTCGGCCACAAATTCAGCGTCGGACTAAAAAACGACGCCGGGGAGTTGGTCGGAGTAGCTACCGCTGGACGCCCCGTAGCGCGCCACTTTGACGACGGACTGACTCTGGAAATAAACAGAACGTGCACTACGGGCGAACGCAACGCAAATAGCGCGCTCTACGGCGCAGTGTGGCGCGCGGCGCGGGCTCTTGGGTATCGACGCTGCATTACGTACACGCAAGCCGACGAGTCCGGCGCGTCACTGCGCGCAGCTGGTTTTGTGCGTGTTAAAGACCTGCCGCCGCGTCAGTCGTGGGCGGCCTCAAGTGTGAAGTTAAAAGGCAAGCGCGATCCGGTCGGAACCGGCGGCGTGGCGCGGGTTTTGTGGGAAATACGCAGAAAAAGTATTGAGACAGGGGGTGAAGCGTGAGCGAAATAAGAGAGACTGTGACACACAACTTAAAGATTTGGCCTGAGCACTATTCAGCCGTTTGCGCTGGCCTTAAACGCGCCGAGCTGCGCAAAAATGACCGCGATTACCGCGTCGGTGACACTCTCGACCTGTGCGAGTGGGATAAGGATGACGAGTCGTTCACAGGTAATTACATCAGCGTAACGGTAACGCACGTAGCTGACGTTAGCGACTGGATGCCGGGGTTCGTGCTGCTGAGTATCGAGCTGGCGCTGCGGGAGAGGGCGGAGCCGGTAGCCGCGCCCGATCTGCATAAAGTCGTTTATCACTTCCGAGACTTGAATGAAGATTTCCCGATTGAGCGCTTCAAGGCCGATTATGTGATCGCCTGGATGCTGGCGAACTACCCGCCAGCGCCGATTGTGACAAGGGAGGCGCAGCCAGCGCCCGCGCCGGTTGTGCCTGCTGAAACCTTTGAAGAATGGTCGCGTCGATGCGAAATCCAACTCACGCTGTGCCGCCCTGAATTCCGTGAAGTTGCCGAGATAACCTGGAACGCCTGCCTCGCCGCCATGCTCGAAGCGCCGGGCAAGAATTGACAGCCCGCCCACCTCAATTTACTGTATATAAATACAGTTATTTTGGGGTGCGTCATGAGCAAAGACTCGGACTATGTAATTATCTATCGCGGCGAGATACATCACCGCATAACGCCCGGTCGGTGGGTGCTGATTCAGCGTGCACGCGAATACGGCGGCGGGTGGTGGCTAGGGAAAGCTTACGATGATGTTTTTATGCTGGAGTTCGAGAAGCCGACGTCGATGGCTGTGGCGACTGAGTACATCATGTCGCATGGAAGGATGAGCACATTCCCGCCGTGGGATGACAATTTTGAGTTAACACCATGACCCGCCGAGTGCGGGTTTTTTATTGGAGAAATTTATGTCTGATTTGGCAATGAAGGTTCTGGAGTGGCAAGCAAAGGGTCGCGTTGGAATAAGCAGTGCGACGATGGCATCAATTGCACTTGGCCTGGAAAAGAACTTTTATCATGGTCGTTTCGATGCTCCATCCGACCCGGCAGACCTGCACAGATGCATACTTCTGGTTGAGGATATCCCTGAGATTAAAGATAGCTTTCCCGCAATAGCGAAGAAGGTAAAGAACTTTGCTGCAATTCTGCTCGAATGGGATCGGCTGACAGGGCTGCTAAAGGAGGAGTTAAAGCGACCAGACGGACGCGCGCCAGAAACTTATGCGCTCATGAAAGAACTACTCAAGGCCGCCTGATGGCGGCTTTTTTACGCCTGGAGATAATCGAATGGAACAATACAGCCTCACGCTTGATGAGGCCTGCGCCATGCTCGGCATATCCAGACCCACGGCCACAAACTGGATAAAGTCAGGACGACTACAGGCCACCCGCAAAGACCCCTCAAAACCAAAATCCCCCTACCTAACCACTCGCCAGGCTTGCATTGCAGCCCTGAAATCTCCGCTGCATACTGTCGCCGTGAGCGCGGGTGATGGCATACGAGAGGAATTGATATGTCACTCTTCCGCAGAGGTGAAACCTGGTACGCCAGTTTCACATTGCCGGACGGCAAAAGATTTAAGCAGTCTCTTGGGACAAAGGACAAAAGGCAGGCCACGGAACTCCATGACAAGCTGAAAGCCGAAGCCTGGCGAGTAAGCAAGCTGGGCGAGACGCCGGATATGACATTCGAGGAAGCGTGTGTCAGGTGGCTTGAGGAAAAGGCGCACAAGAAGTCACTGGATGATGACAAGAGCCGGATCGGATTCTGGCTACAACACTTTGCAGGGATGCAGTTGAAGGACATCACTGAGACAAGAATCTATAACGCGATTCAGAAGATGACCAACCGCCGGCACGAGGAAAACTGGAAGCTCAGAGAGGAGGCATTAAGGAAGAAGGGAAAGCCGGCTCCGCCATATGTGCCACGACCGGCGGCCACAGCCACAAAGGCCACTCACCTTTCTTTCATCAAGGCGCTATTACGTGCCGCTGAGCGTGAATGGAAGATGCTGGACAAAGCGCCGATTGTGAAAGTGCCGCAGCCGAAGAATAAACGCATTCGATGGCTGGAGCCTCATGAGGCGAAAAGGCTGATTGATGAATGCCCGGCCCCGCTTAAGTCCGTTGTCGAGTTTGCGCTGGCGACGGGGCTACGGCGGTCGAACATCATCAATCTTGAATGGCAGCAGATAGACATGCAGCGCCGGGTGGCGTGGATACACCCGGAGCAGAGCAAATCAAATCAGGCCATTGGCGTGGCGCTGAATGATACTGCATGTCGCGTGCTGAAAAGGCAAATAGGCAATCACCACAAGTGGGTGTTCGTCTACAAGGAAAGCTGCACCCGGCCTGATGGGACTAAAGCGCCGACAGTGAGGAAGATGCGCTACGACGCAAACACAGCCTGGAGGGCTGCGCTTAAACGTGCTGGCATTGAGGATTTCCGCTTCCATGACCTGAGACATACGTGGGCTAGCTGGTTAGTTCAGGCTGGCGTCCCGATTTCAGTTCTTCAGGAGATGGGCGGATGGGAGTCAATCGAAATGGTTCGCCGGTATGCACACCTGGCACCTAATCACCTGACCGAGCACGCGAAGCAAATCGACTCGATTTTTGGCGATTGCGTCCCAAATCTGTCCCACACGGAAAAACAGGAGGTGATAAAAGGTAGATAAGTGATTGATTTAACTGGTGCCGATAATAGGAGTCGAACCTACGACCTTCGCATTACGAATGCGCTGCTCTACCAACTGAGCTATATCGGCCCTGAGGAAGGGTGTGCGTGAGCACGGGGTAAGAGGTTATGAAAAAGTGGGTGATGCGTCAATGCCCTTGCGATTCAAGCGGCGATTTTTGCATCACCCGGCCCTCCGTTAAGCACGAATCGTATCGTCGCCGTAGCCGATCCACTTGTAGGTGGTCAGCGCTTCGAGGCCCATCGGGCCGCGGGCGTGAAGTTTCTGCGTGCTGACAGCCACTTCGGCACCCAGGCCAAACTGCCCGCCGTCGGTAAAGCGCGTCGAGGCGTTCACGTACACTGCGGACGAATCCACTTCATTCACGAAACGGTCGGCGTGGCGCAGCGTGCGGGTGAGAATGGCGTCCGAATGCTGGGTGCCGTGCTCGCGAATATGCGCGATGGCCTCGTCGATGCCCGCCACCAGCTTCACGTTAAGATCGAGCGACAGCCATTCGTCGTCGAATGCTTCCGGCTTCACTGCCACAGCGGTCGCCGGGCCGCCGGAAAGCAGCGCCAGCGCGCGCGCATCGGCGTGCAGCGTCACGCCGCGTTCATGCATCGCGCGGCTCAGTTCCGGCAGGAAACGTTCTGCAATAGCCTCATGCACCAGCAGCGTCTCCACCGTGTTACAGGTGCTCGGGCGCTGAGTTTTGGCATTGGTGATGATGTTGAGCGCAGGCGCGAACTCCGCCGTTTCATCAACGAAAATATGGCACACGCCGATGCCGCCGGTGATAACCGGAATGGTCGACTGCTCGCGGCAGAGCTTGTGCAGCCCTGCCCCGCCACGCGGGATGAGCATGTCGATGTATTTGTCCATGCGCAGCATTTCACTGACCAGCGCACGGTCCGGGCTTTCGATGGCCTGAACGGCAGCGGCGGGCAGGCCGCACTCTTCCAGCGCTTTCTGGATAACTTTGACGGTCGCCGCATTGGTGCGCCAGGTCTCTTTGCCGCCTCTGAGAATCGCCGCGTTGCCGGTTTTCAGGCACAGCGAGGCGACATCCACCGTCACGTTCGGGCGCGCTTCATAAATCACGCCGACCACGCCGAGCGGCACGCGGCGACGCTCGATGCGCAGGCCGCTCTCCAGCAGACCGCCGTCAATCACCTGCCCTACCGGATCGGCCAGCTGACACACCTGGCGCACGTCGTTCGCAATGGCGTGTAAACGTTGCGGGTTGAGCGCCAGGCGGTCTAACAGCGCCTCGCTCAGCCCGCTGCGGCGCGCCTCCAGCAGATCCTGCTCGTTGGCGAGTAAAATCTCTTCGGCGTTCGCTTCTAAATAGTCGGCGATTTTCTCCAGCACGCGGTTTTTCTCGCGCGAGGAGAGCAGCGCCATCTGATATGAGGCGGCTTTGGCCGCCTGGCCCATCTGCTCCAGCAT